CCAAATTGGTTTCATCGTACTATGATGAGATTGTGTTTTGGATATAAATGGGTAAACCTTTAACACCAAAGAGAAATGAAACAACAATATGAATTCGCAGATGGCAGCACTCACGCATTTACATTTGGTGATGGGAATGCGGTAATAACCTACAAGGAGAGAGATTCTTTTATGTGTTTTAACACCAATGCTTATTGGTGGTGCTATTACGACCCAAAGACAAACAATCTCTATGACCAATTCTGTAGATTATTGAGAGAAGATGGTAAAGAATACCTTGTTCGTATTGGTCTAATGGACAGCAATGGAAAAATGATAAACTATTTTGAAGAATAAAACAATGGGTAAATACTTAAAGCAAGGATTTGTAAGAGAGTTGGAATGGCAACACTCAAGAGGAGAAATCTCTTACTCTAAAATGGTAGAGTTGATGGAGGAAGAATGCATCAAGAACTATAAGAAAGAAATAGAAACCTTTAACACCAAAGAGAAATGAAAACAATTGAAGTAAAAACTATGTACAAGGATGTAAAAAATGAATTACCCACTAACACCTTTGAGTGTATTGTAAAGATGTGGAATCAATTTAATGATACTTGGGTGACTGGTATAGGTATTTACGATGTACCAACTGGCAAATGGGAAGTTTCAAGCAATTTAGGTGAGCAGTACCCTGTTCATTTTTGGTTTCAAACACCTGAACTTATTGAAGTTAAATAACCTTTAACACCAAAGAGAGATGATTGAGTTTCCAATAATGATATTATTACTTACCTGTCTTTTGACAGGTTTGTTTATCATCATAAAAGATAGTAGAGAAGAATGAGAATATCAATAAGTAGTATATGGGGGCAGGTTTATATCCTACCCTTTATTAAGTTGACACATACCCGAACACTCAATGGTGATTTAGAACTTATCATTGGTTGGTTTAAATGGGAAATCGTAATAAGAATATAAAATGAGAATTTGGCATATATCAGATACACACACTTATCATAGGTTGTTGGAAGTTCCAACCGATATTGATATGGTTATTTTTAGTGGTGATTGTAGTAATCCAAGAGACCCGTATAATAATGAACCTGAAGTTAGAGGGTTTATTGATTGGTATCGTACACTAAAGATTCCATATAAGATTTTTGTTGCAGGGAATCATGATACTTCTATCGAAAAACGATTAGTAACCAAAGAAGATTTTAAACGAGATGATATCATCTACTTAGAAAACGAAGATGTTACCATTGAAGGATTGAAAATCTTCGGTTCACCCTACACCCCAACATTTGGATATGGTTGGGCGTTCAACAAAGATAGAAATAAGTTAGAAAGAATTTGGAGAAACATCATTGATGAAGATGTTGATATTGTAATCAACCACGGCCCACCTAAAGGTATCTTAGATTTATCTACTGATAGACATGGTGGTATCGAACGATGTGGTGATAAATCTCTTCTGAATAGAGTGAAGGAAGTAAACCCAAAGTTGTGTTTGTTTGGACACATACATAATCACGAAGATATCATCAATCAGGGTACAATGAAGTTGAGTGGATTGGATACAATCTTCTCTAATGGTTCAGTAGTAAAAGATGGTAGGTTTGGTACACTATCATCACATGGAAATGTTTTTGAAATTTAATTTGGATATATCAAAAATAAGTTGTATATTTGTATTAAATAAACATTGAGTATAGTATAATGAGTAAGCGTAAAGTAATTAACGTAACCTATCGGAAGGATAGTGAAACGTTTCCCCAATGGATGAAGTATGAGGTTGAAATCCTCAACGAAGATGGTACAACGGAATTGATTCCTGCGTATGGTAAAGACCTGCAAGATGCTCTTAGTAGAGTAGTGCATGATTCTAAAGTAGAGAAGGTATCGAAGGTAGTTGATAAAATACCTACATTTGTTTGGCCTCTTATATGGATTCTATCATTAGGTGGTGTTGTATCTTACATCACTACTAATAGTAGTATCTTTGGTGATTGGATTGGGTTTGCATACATTGGTGGTATGTTGGTGGTTAGTGGTATCACTCTATCCATTTCCAATTGGTTCAATCTAAAGAATAGAGATAAATAAAATGGGCGGTCCGAGTAAGAGATTCGTTCCTGATATTGAAGAGTTAGAAAAATTAGATGAGAAGCGTATTTGGGAATTATATCATAAGGTAGAGATTTTCATTGGTCCATCTGATAGTATTAAATACATACATAAAGTTATAGAAGAATATGGCAAAGAAAAGTAAAGAATACAATAAGGTTTGGAAAGAGTTTCAATCTGAACTTACCGATGGTGAGTTACAATCAAACTATGATGAGTTCGTTGAAAAGGTAAACAAACTCAATCCTCAGTATGAAGATATGTTTATCCATCACCAAAAGATGGAGAATGAGATATCTGAGATTAAGGATGCAATTCTTATGTCTGCTTTAAATGGCGTATCATCTGAAGGGTTGAATCGTAAGTTAAGAGATTTGGAATCCGCAGCAGAAGAGTTGGAAGAACGGATGAATGTAATTTATTCTCAAATCAAATACTACGAAGATTTGATAAATAAGTATGAAGATTGGTCTGAACGTAAACTCTTTGTATGGTGGCAGGTATTCACTACATTGGATGATACCACACCCAATTGGATTGAATGGAAGAACACATATAACGATAACATTATTTAATTATGAAGTTAGATTTTAGAACTCGTACTACCTACACAATTACACAGGTATCAGAAAACCCCATCACATTAGATAGTGAACAATTCAGAAACGCAGAACCACCATTTGGGGGTAAGACAGTTGAAGATTTTTGGGAGTACATTGTAGATAACTTATCTGATTGGGAAGCGGAAGAATACATTGAAGCAAATGAAGGTATCCTTTCTGATGAACTATTGGATTCTTTATATGAAACATTTGTAGAATATCCAACTAAGGAGATGTTTGATTCACGAACTAAGAGTGATGAGATTATTATCGAAGGTGGAGTTATCGATGAAGAGTACACTAAGTACGCAGGGTTTAACGCAGAATTTAATACAGATTACTAATGGCAAATCATATTGAAAATTATATTACAATTGAGAACTCAAATGAAGAAGTTCTTAAAGAAGTACAACGTGTATTCAAACTTGAAGAAGGTGAGTGGGAAGTTGATACCGAAACTCTAGCTAAGAGAGTATTTGGTAATGATGCACCTGAAGAATATGATAGAGGTTGGTATTGTGAAGAATGTGGTGCTAAGTGGTTATATGGTTCTATCGAAGATGATTCCGATGAAGAACAAGTAGTTCGGATGGTATCGGCATGGGACCCGGTTAATGGGTGGATTGAGCGATTCGCTTACAACCTACGTCAAATCAAAGAAGATGTTGTGGTTCATAATACTTTTGAAGATGAGGGTTATAACTTTGCAGGTGTTTACTTTACCTCTAAATATTACGATGATGTAGAGTGGGTTGATATCGAAGAATATAATGTAGAAGAGTTTTGGGATAATGATGAACTCAGAGAAGAATATCATAATGATTTACATCAAGTCCTTTTAGACCACAAAGAGGCATACCAAAATACTTTGGAAGATGTAGAGAAGAATCCAGATGATTATGTGAATTACTAATAAACATTTAACAATTATTTAACATTTAAGGTTTGGTTATTCCAAACCTTTTTTGTATCTTTGAATTGTAAAAGAAAAGATATGAGAAAAGTAGTTAGTAAGAAAAAAGCATTAGACCTTATCGGTGGTACTTATAAGGTTGGTTCATTGTTCGGATGGACGTATTCTGATTTAGTAAACCTTATGGGAGAACCAACACTACCAGAACCTAGCGGTGATGAGAAGGTTCAAAAAGAATGGGTGATTGTAGATGGTGATAATGTATTCACTATCTATGATTGGAAAACATATGATGTTGAATACACCATTACTGAGAACACCCAATGGAATGTGGGTGGTAAAACATCAGCATATGAATTCATTGATAAGTTAGAATCTAAGTTGAACGCTAGTATGGCACCAGAAGAATTTGAAGAGTTAAAGTTCCTTGATAGTGAACAAAGAAGAATGGAACATAAAGGCGTTAAGGAATACCCTAAGCACCTAAAACTAGGTGTTGCTTTATCAGGACAACAACAAAGGGATTTAGATTACTATAACGCAATTAAAATAAGAATTAAAGAATTAGTATAATGGGATACAATCCGTTCCGTTGGTATACCTCAGGTAAGTACCGTAAGAAACCTCTATACTCATCTGCACCATTGTTGTTAAAGATTCGTAATGGTGATTTTGAATACTCACCTTTCTATAAAGAAGCTGCAGATAATCATAAGATGTACGATAAGATGTATGATGAATATATGCGTACATCTCTAATTCAGAATATCAATGATAAGAAGCATGAAGCTCACCAACACGCTAAGATGAAACGAATCAAAGCAATGAAGTTGGAAGAGAAGGCATGGGAAGAAGAACAGATACGATTGAATCAACTAAAGAAAGAATTGGAATCTGAGTTTGGTAAGTGTCTTTGGGATAAGTGTATGGAACGCCAACGTGGTAAGGGTACTACTGAAGATATGTATTGGTGGTATAAGAAACAATGTAAGATGGGAACAACACCATCAGAACTTGCAATTAAATTAGGTAGAAAAACAACTAAAGGATTAAAGTAAATTATGGTTACCAAAGAAAATATTGAAAGTTATAAAAGAATGATTAGACTGTTTGAAGAAGCTATAGAAAGAGAACCCAATAATGAAAGAGTAGATATATGGGAAGGAAAGAAACATATCTTAAAGATGGTTTTAAAAGACTTAGGCGAATAATTTTTATTAAACCTAATTAAAGGATTAAAGTAATATGAAGTACGACCCAAATAACGAATTGACTGAAGAACAACTAAATAAATTAGGTGAAGATGATTTTGATGCGTTTTTAGATTACTTAGACCAGAAAGCTGAACATCTAAAACAATTCACTAAACCACTAGGTGAATATCACACCAAACGGTATGCTGCCGTAACTGCTGCACATCAAGGTAAACAACTAACGGATAAAGAGTTTCAATCAGCAAAAAAGATTGGTAAAGAGGGTGATATGATAAACCAACAACGTATCATTGATAAGATGGTTGAAAAGGATATGAAAGAACCTGATAAGCATGTTAAGAATATCAAAACACATCGTTCACAATGGTTTGATTAAATTTGGAATTGTAAAATAAATTTTGTATATTTGTATTATGGAAAAAGTAATTAAAGATGGAAAAGTGGGTGTATTGATTTCACCTGGTTACGGAGCAGGATTCTACACTTGGGGTTACCCAACTGAAGCAATCTTCAATCCAACTTTGATTGAGTTGGTTGAACAACAAAAAGTTCAAGAAGCAATTGATTTTGTAGAAAAGACTTGGACCGATGGTTACTCAGGTGGTGTTCAAGATTTGAGAGTAGCTTGGATTGAAGAGGGTACGAGATTCATCATTGAAGAATACGATGGTGCTGAATCTTTCCGATTTGAAGAAGATATTGATTGGATAACAGCATAAAGTTATGAGTTTAAGAGATAAAGTAAGAGAATGGGTAGAAAGTGGATATACACCTGCAACCAACCCATTAGTATCAAAGAGATTGGTTCTAAAGAACCTCAACCAAATCCTAAATCTATTAGAGGATGATTGTCCATCTATGGCAACTGAAAGAATCAAATGGTTGATTACTGATATAGAATCAGATAAACTTAAAGCAGGAGAACTATAAAGATATGAAAATAACAACATATGGACACGCAATAATACTAATGTGTATTGGGTTATTGTTTACATCAACAACATCATTACTATCAATTTTTTTTGGTGGGTGTTTGGTTGGGTATTCATTAAAATTGGCCAGACGGTCTGGAAAAGAGGATTCCCAAAATGAACTATGAATTATTATTGGGATGGTAAATGTTTCTTTTGTATATTTTGGGGAACTTTAATTGCGATAGTATCACTATCAACACATAGTATTGTTAAAGAACATAAAAAGAAAAAACGTTATGAACATAACGCAAGAGGGAGAGGACCAGTATCAGATTCGACAAGAACAGCAAAATATTAAATATATGAGCAAGATAAAACAAACAAAAATACCGATGACATTAACTGAAGATGGTGTCTTAAAGGTTGCGGTTGAACAAGGTGTAATTGAAAACGAATTCAATTGGAAGTTAGTTAGAGAACGAGATGGACTAACTAAAGAATCAAATAAAGTAATGTGGCTTGAGTTTGATGAAGTGGGTAGGTTTAAGGATAAGTATGATACACCTGCAGTAGGTCGTTCACTTATCATGTCCCCATTCAGTCAATACTTCACCTGGCAAACAACTACCATTACTGAGATTGTAGAAGAGAGAGATGGTTATGTTAAGTTTAAAACAGAAAATAGTAATTACGAATTATGGAAGCTACCTTAAAGTTTAATTTACCAGAAGAGAACGCTGAATTTGAATTAGCGGTTAATGGTTCTAAAATGCATTCCGTATTGTGGGATATGGACCAATGGTTGAGAGCACAATACAAATATATGCCCGATGAGGAATATAGTGAGGACAAATATGAAACCTACGAAAAGTGTAGAGAACATCTTCGTGAGATTATAAGTGAACATAACATAAACTTAGATTTATGAGAAATGTAAAATGGTTCTTTCGTAGATTAAAACGAGTATGGGATTTCCTACCTATCATTTGGAAGGGGTATGATTTTGATTATTCTCATGCTATTAATTTGTTTAAGTACCAATTAGAACGTACTGCTGATTTTATGGAATCTGATAAAGTGATGACTGTTGATGCTGATATTCGTGCTAAACGTATCCGAACTGCTATTGAACTTCTACAAAAAGTTTATGATGAGGACTATGGATGTGAGTATCAAACTAAGATGAAAGAACTGTATGGTTCTACTATTTTAGATTTTTGGTTTGAGGATACTGGTAAGGGTGATGGTTCATCATATCTAAGACAGGCGTGGGAATTTAGAGCTGATTCATCTGATGTAGAGAAGGTATTCGATAAGTTGTTTAAGGAATCACAGGAAAAACAAAAGAGAGCTGAGAAATTAGTTTGGGAATTCATCTCACATAACATCAGAGGATGGTGGGATTAAATTTGGATATATGAAATTAATTTTGTATATTTGTAAAAGTTCTTTGATATTTAAGAAGCTCGGGTGGTGGAATAGGTAGACACGTTGGACTTAAAATCCAATGGCCAGTAATGGCCGTGCGGGTTCGATTCCCGCTCCGAGTACCATAGAGGGAGTAAAAAGTAAAATCCTAGACGTAGGTATGGCCGCAACTGGTTAAATGGCACTGACGGGTGTTCATCATAAGGGTAGCCCTCTATTATGCACCCGTAGCTCAGCTGGATAGAGCAACGCACTTCTAATGCGTAGGTCATAGGTTCGAATCCTATCGGGTGTACCAAAGTACTTATCACGCTTTAACGGATTGGGGTGTCCCCGGTCGAGCGTACCAGGGTAAGTCTTTTGCGAGGGTAGGTAGTTGCAAATATCTACTCTCATTTTTTTAGAGAGAGGAAGTGAAGCTGTTAGGGTATAATTAAGAATTCCGCTGAAAAAGGGTTTATAGTAGGCGTAAATAGACCAAACCAGAAACCCCGAAAGACCCGAAGCCTCTCTCACTTTGGAAGATTGGCAGAGTGGTCGATTGCACTGGTCTTGAAAACCAGCATACCGAAAGGTATCGTAGGTTCGAATCCTACATCTTCCGCAAAAATATTTTAAAAAAGACTTGTATAATTAAAAAATAAGTTGTATATTTGTATTCAAATGAAATGGGATAGTGTAAATATAACCGATAAGATTCTTTACTTAAAGAAGTTAATGGAGAATACTGAAGGTGTTGATGTAGGTGATATCTACATTGTTCGTGCATTGATTACAGGTTCTCAAAACACATTTAGTGGTGAGATGGGATTTGAAATTCAACCCCATCACATTGAGTTTATGAGAAAGTTATGGAACACTGCTATTGAAAATCAAATAGATGATTCAATAGTAACTACCATACAAAAAGAAATGCGGGAGAGGGGTTAAGAGAAACCCGTCTGACATCCAGTCAGAAGAAGTTGGGGCAGTTCCAACCTTCCGCTCTAATGCGGGAAAAGAGTTAAGAGAAACTCGCCGTACTTCCAGTACGGAGATGGTGGGGCAGTTCCACCTTCCCGCTCTAAATTAAAAAGTAATGGATTACAAGTCAATACATAAACTGATGGAAATTCAGTACCTTAAAGGTAGGTTGGATGAGTTGTACAAAGGATATGTTCCTAATAGTAATTCATCTAATAATCGATATGTAGATTCTCGTATATCAAAGTATGAGAATAAGTTGAAAGAGATAGATGAGATTGCGTATCATTTGTATGAAGTAGAACGTACCAACGTTAAATTTTCTAAGGATAAATCTAAAAGAGATATGAAGGAACTTCTATCCGAAATAATGGATGTTATGAATACATCTCCATTGACACCAGATGTTCTAACTCTTATGGATAAGGTTAAATCACAAATTCTTAAATATGACTAACGAAGAACAAATTGAAGAGATTCTATATGAGGCATCCGCATATGGACTTCGTACTGAAGTGATGGATTGGGCTAGGAAAGAGATGGAAGAGAATCCAAAACTCTCTAAGGTTGAGGCGTATGAGATTGCATTTAACGAATGGGTAAAATGAAAATAGCTTTAATAGCACATGATGGTAAGAAGGCTGATATGGTTTCGTTTGTTATGAAACGATTGGAGTTCTTTAAACGTACTGATGTTGATATTGTAGCAACAGGTACAACTGGTACAATGATTACTCACGCAGGAGTAGATAAGGTTCAAAAAGTTTCATCGGGCCCAATGGGTGGTGATGCTGAGATTGGTTCTATGGTAACAAGAGGTGAGATTGATGGAGTTGTATTCTTCAGAGACCCATTGGATAAACATCCACATGATGTTGATATTTCAATGTTGATGAGGTTATGTGATGTACATGATGTACCACTTGCAACTAACTATCGTTCAGCACATATTCTTATTAAATACTTCAAAAATAAATGAAGTTAATTAGCACCCATCCGATTAAGAAATCAGATTTAGGTTTCCACGCAAATTTATTTGGTGGTAAACTTCTTGCATGGTTAGACGCTGCAGGTGCTGCTATGGCAATGGAAGTATCCGATACCCCACGTATGGTTACTGTAAAGATTGATGAATGTATATTTAAACGTCCTGCTAAAGAAGGTCAATTAATTAAGATATATGGTAATGTGGATTCCATTGGTACTACATCATTAACATTATATTTAGAGGCAAGAGCACATAATGTATATTCGGGTCAACAATCAGTTATCCTATCCACTAAGATTAAGTTTGTTCGTATTGATGAAAACAACGACCCTATTCCAATTTCACAAAGAGTAAAAGATAAGTATAATAAATGAATACATTAGATAGACAATATCAGGAATTACTCCAAACCATTCTAAAGTTCGGTACAGAAAAATCAGATAGAACTGGAACTGGTACAATCTCTATATTTGGTAGACAGATTCGCCATAATATGAGCGAAGGATTTCCTCTATTAACAACTAAGAAAATGGCATTCAAAACTATGGTAACTGAGTTACTATGGTTTTTAAGAGGGGATACTAATATCAAATATTTGGTTGAAAACGGATGTAATATTTGGAATGGTGATGCTTATAAGGCATATGAGAAATATGCAATGGCTAATTCTTATGGTGTCGATATTTTATCAATGGATGAGTTTATCAACGAAATCAAAACTGATAATGAGTTTGCTAAGAAGTGGGGTGAGTTAGGTCCTATCTACGGAAAGCAGTGGAGAAAATGGGGTCAGTTTAATGATTATACAGACCAAATCCAAAACCTAATCAACGACCTTAAAACAAATCCAGACTCAAGACGTTTGATGGTTAATGCTTGGAACGTATCTGATTTACCAACAATGACACTCCCACCTTGTCATTATGGATTCCAAGTTTATACGAGAGAGTTAAGCCTAGAAGAACGAATTGAATATTGGACATCATCTATCGGTAAGAGTACATCGTATGGAAAACATTTTTATGATAGTGATTTAAATGAACGTAATGTACCTAAAAGAAAGATATCTCTAATGTGGAATCAACGAAGTGTTGATACATTCTTAGGTTTGCCTTTTAACATTGCATCTTATGGTTTACTATTAGAAATTATAGCAAAGGAAGTTAATATGGTACCTGATGAACTGATTGGTAACTTAGGAGATACTCATCTATATTTAAACCACATCAAACAAGCAAAAGAACAGATTGGTAGAGAACCTATGAAGTTACCTAAAATATGTTTGGATTATAGAGAAGGAGAATATAATAAAGATTTAACAGATTTAACACCTGATGATTTTGTACTATTTGACTATCAATCACACCCAACAATTAAAGCACCTTTATCAAATTAAAAAAAGTTATGGAAAGATTACACATAAAATTTATTAAATGGATATCCAACAAATTTGGATATAAAATTGCAATGATTAAAATTAGTTCTAGTTCTGGTCTAAAAATAGAAGGTGATAAAGAATTATTACGTTATGTAGACATTACCGGATATTCTTTTAAAAAAGAACCACTTAAAAGAACTTATCCAAAGTTTATAGAACCTGAACCAATTAAACCATTAACTACCGAACAATTAAAAGAGTTAGGAATCACACCCAACTCTTAAAGCACCTTTATCAAATTAAGATAAAGATTTAACAATTTCTTAACATTGGGGGCTTGGTAAAGTCCCCTTTTTTTATTATCTTTACATAGTAAAAGAGATAAAGATTATATAGTATGAAAAATTATCAAGCGATTTTGTTAGTGTTAGGTGGGTTCGGATTATCTATCGGAACTATGTTGGGTAAAGTTCAATCCCTAATACATTTTGCGGGTGTTCTCAATGAGATGGGATTCGCATTTATGTCATTTATGATAGGTATAATCGGATTATGTTCGATTAACTACAATAAAATTTACAAAGCATTGATTTAAAGTGTTGATAACTTGTTAATAACTTTAACAATTATTTAACATTAAAAGCTTGTTTATTCAAGTAAAATACCTTATCTTTACATAGTAAAGAGAGATAATTAGTAATCAAATTAAAAATATAGATATATGAGAGATAACACAAAATATAGTTCGTACTGGTTGCGAGATGATTTATTTGATGATGACTCTGATGTTGTTGATGTAGTTGAGAAGAAACAATCAAATCTTCTTGCACTTGCATCATACAAAAGAGCAGTATCGAATTTTGTTAACATCGTTACCAATGAGAACATCAAAGTGATGTTTGACCAGCGTGGTGATAATTCCTATACTGATGGTAAGACTGTTACCATTTCATCTAAGATGGATGATAAGGAGTTTGACCCTACTGTTGGGCTGGCACTGCATGAAGGTTCTCACATTAAGTTAACCGATTTTTCATCACTAAATAAACTTCGTAATTACGATTTCCCCCAACCGATTGGGTATAGTTACCTATCGGATTTGGAAGCTAAACACTATATGAGTTATGAGCGTGTTCGTAATTGGGTTTCAGGTGTTGTTAAAGATTTGTTGAATGTGATTGAGGACCGTAGAATTGATTACTACATCTATTCTACTTCTCCTGGTTACAAAGGTTACTACCACGCAATGTACGATAAGTACTTCAACGCTAAGATTATCGATAAAGGACTTCAATCTTCAGAGTATCGTACTGAGGATTGGGAATCTTATATGTTCCGTATCATTAACATCACCAACTCTAATCGTGATTTGGATGCACTTCCAATGTTACGAAAAGTTTGGGAGTTGATTGATTTGAAAAACATCAACCGATTACAAAATACTCAACAGGCGTTTGAATTGGCCTGTGAGGTTTTCAAATTAGTAGAAGATTCACTTCCACCATCTGAACAACCTGAGAATGGTGATGGTAATGGTGAGGGTAACTCTGATGATACCGAACAACAATCAGGTGAAGGTACTGGTGGTGGTGGAGATAACTCTGAAACCAATGGTACTGATAATACTGAAGGGCCTGAGAGTGATGGTCAATCAAAGCAAGATTCAAATGGTATTGATGATACCAAAGGTGATGCTGAAGGTGATGATGTAAAATCAGGTCGTTCTTCTTACAATCCGAATGGTGCGGGTGGTGATGGTTCTAACAATAAAATCGCTGATAACAAAGTTAGTAGTGGTGAGGGGGAACTTTCAGACCGCCAGAAAAAACAATTGGATAACGCTATTAAGAAACAAAAAGATTTCCAAAATGGTGATATCAAAAAGAAGAAAGTTGGTAAAGGTGAGAATCAAAAATTAGATACACTTTCTAAAGCTGGTATCGATGAAAAGCTGGCTGGTAAGGATTATCAATCAGGTCGTTATTGGAAACAGGATAAAGCAACATCTGTTGTTGTGGTTCGTAACTTTACCAAAGGTTTGATTGATTCTGATACCATTGATATGTTATCTACATACAGTTGGTATTGTGAACGTAACCAACCTGCAATCACTAAAGGTGTTCAGATTGGTACTATGCTTGGTAAGCGTTTGAAAGTTCGTTCTGAGGAACGTTCATTGGTTACACCTCGTATGAAGAATGGTAAAATCTCAGGTCGTTTGTTACATGAGTTGGGTATGGGTAATGTTCAAATCTTTGACCAGACAGTGGTTAACAAACACAAACCTGCGTTGATTCACATCTCCATTGATGCGAGTTCTTCGATGGGTGGTAAGAAGTGGACTAATTCACAAACGGCTGCTGTGGCAATCGCTAAGGCCGCTTCGATGACCTCTAATCTTCATGTTGTGATTTCTTATCGTTCAATTCAACAAGGTGGTGGTTCACATCAATCGGTTCAACCTTTGATGTTGATTGCATATGATTCTCGTACTGATAAGTTCTCTAAGATTCAACAATTGTTTCAATACATTAATCCATGTGGAACTACTCCTGAGGGATTGTGTTTCGAATCTATCTTAGATGATATCACTAAAACTAACAAAGGTGCTGAGAGTTACTTCATTAACTTCTCCGATGGATGGCCAGGCTTTTCTAATAGTGATATTGAATATGGTGGTGAGGCTGCGGTTAACCACACTGCCAATCAGGTTAAGAAAATGAGAATGGCTGGAGTAAACGTTTTATCTTACTTCATTGAAGAAGGTAGATACGGTGGAGCTATTGATAACTTTAAAGCAATGTATGGTAAATCTGCTGAAGCAATTGATGTTACTTCTCTGATTCCTTTGACACGAACACTAAACAAAATGTTTGAATAATGGTACTGAATATTGAGAGATTAAATTTGGAATACCTATCGTGGACTGTTGATAATGGGGATGGTCGAAACTCAGATGACTTGAGATTCGGCCAGTTTCTCCAAAACAAATATCAATTGGATGGGTTAACTGATGTGTTTTATGTAGAAAACGCCACATCTGCTTATGAAACTTTGTTAACAGATTTAACGATTTCTTAACATTAGAAATTTGGAAATATCAATAATATGTCGTACTTTAGTACTGTAAGATTGAGAGATATGAGAAAAACAATTGAAGTAAAAAAAGTTTTAGATTACGTTAACAACCAACTCCAACGTACTGATGAGTATTGTGATGATAAGTTTAAAGCTGGTATGTGTACGATGATTGAACGAATGTTGTATGATACCAATCAGTATAATGGTTATACTCCATTGAATGATGCGAATGTAGGTGATGAGGGTTATTACTCTCGCCACTACCATATGAAAAGTTAACATAAACTTAACATTGAAAGTTTGGATATATAAAAGTAAAGTAGTATCTTTACATAGTAAAGAGAGATAATTAATAAAAGTTAAACAATTAAAAAATAAAATTATGGCTAAAGCACAGCGTTCCGTATTCCTTAAAGTTGTTCGTAATGAGAACAAAGAGTTAGTTTTAGTAGACACGAATGGTGTTGAATTTTTGGTTCCTGAAATCAATGAGAAGGGAACTTCACTTTATAAACGAGCCGTTGCATCGGCTAACAATCCTTCTAAGTATTGTTTCAAAGCACGTGTAAAGGGTAACCTATCAGAAGGTTCGGTAGAGTTCGGTAGAGTTCCTGCTGAGAAGTTCAATGGGGCTGAGCCTGTTGAGAACTTTAATCAACCCAATGGTGGTTTGGAAGCATTCAAAATGGTTAGTACACCACCACCTTCAGAAGCAGTTGAGAAACCAATGGAAGAAGATTTCCTAAAGTTCATTCACTCTGAGGCTAATGGTTTGAAACCAAAGATGTTGTTTATGAGTGAACTAAAATGGAAGTATCTGATTCGTAACATTCTTCGTGGTAAGAATATTATGATGACTGGGCCTGCTGGTTGTGGTAAAACTATGGCCGCTAAAGCAGCTGCTAATTCCATCGAAGGTTACAATATGGAAATCTTCAACTTAGGTTCTACACAAGACCCCCGTGCTACTCTGATTGGTAACACTCAGTTCGATACTAAGAAAGGAACTGTGTTCTCACCATCACCATTCGTTAAAGCAATTCAAACTCCAAACACTGTGATTGTGTTGGATGAGATTAGCCGGGCTCACCCTGAGGCTCACAACATTCTAATGACAGTGTTGGATGCCGGACAACGTTACTTACGATTGGATGAGGCATCTGATTCGCCTGTTGTGAAAGTTGCTGAGGGTGTTTCCTTCATTGCATCAGCTAACATCGGTAATGAATACACCGCCACTCGTCAACTTGACCGTGCGATTGTTGACCGATTCACAATTATTGAGATGGATACTTTAACATCTGATGAAGAAAAATCACTACTTCAAATGATGTATCCTTCAGTTGATGTGAACTTAATCAACTCAGTTGCTGAGATTACTTCAATGACCCGTTCTGAGGTTAAGAAAGAAACTCCACAACTTACTAACTCATTATCGACTCGTACAGCAGTTGAGATTGGTTCTCTACTCTATGATGGGTTTAATCTGGCTGAGGCTGCTGAGATTACAATCTACCCACTATTCGATGATGCAGGTGGTGCTCAATCAGAACGTACTTACATTCGACAGTTCGTTCAAAAGTTTGTTGGTTCTTCTGAAGAAGAGAACTTGTTCAATACTGAAACTGAAGATTTGAGTAACCCATTCTAAGATATTGTTTAACTCTCTTAAAGTAGACCCCACTTTGATGTGGGGTTTATTTTAAAAAAGATTTGGATAATAACTTTATTTTTTGTATATTTATCAAACAACTATTACTATGATATGGATATTAAAGGATTAACAAACGATATTTACGAATCCCTTTTAGAAGATGGATTCTTTGAAAGTGAGTTTATAGATGGGCATAAGTTTAAAGCTAGATTCTATAAAACGATGAGTAACTCAGTTGTTACTGAAAATAATTTAGATGCTGAATCTATTATGGATTTGGTTTTGGAAATCACCAAAGAGATTATCAAAGAGAATGTAGATAATACAGTTTCCGAATTAAAAGATAAAGGAATACTCAATGAGGTTGAAACTGAAGATGGTGAAATTGGTTATGTATTAAATGAAAATGTAGATATAAGTTATGAGTAAAGAAAACGAAAATCCTATACCAGAAGAGTATTGGAATACAGGTGATGTTTCTCAAGAAGAGATGGAAGCATTACAGGCTGCGGCAAATGAGATGGAAGAGTATTTATCTCAACCTATGGATGAGTGGAATGAAATGGATGAGCAATATTATGACCATCTCAGAGATAGATTTAAAAAAGGACCAGATGAGATTGGGCCTCGTTTATTTAAACAATTTCAAAATGTGTTTCTACCAATTCAAATGATGGTTATTCCAGCAGGTAGACAACACAATGGTGAAGAGGTGGTATCGTATTACCATACACTTACCGAAGATATGGAATTGGGTGAGTGTAATGGTTCATATGCACTACTTACCGAAAAAGAATTAGAAGAAAAATTTAACATTAAATATAATTAAAAACAAAGTTATGAAGTATTACATTGCAAAAGTAAAAGTAGTTACAACTGATGACAAGGGTCGTCAAAAGAAAACGATGGAACAATATTGTGTACACGCAGTATCGGTAACCGATGCAGAAACAAAAGTACATGAAGAGTTTAAGAACGATGGTTTGGAATTCGAAGTTACATCAGTATTGGAAACTAAAATCATAAAGGTTATTAGCTAGGAGTAATTAATGAATTATGTAACAGGTTCAACTGTAATTGTGAGTGTATTTAAAGTTTTAAAGGTTGGGAGTGTAGTTGAAAAGCTACCAACTAAGAAAGGATATAAATACACAATCAAATCAGAAGATGGTAAGGTGCATGAAAATGTTTACGTTGATGATAAAAACGCAGAATCATTTATAAATAGTAGTCTTACAAAGTCGTTTACTAAATCTAAAGAAAGTGGAAAAGAAGAAGTTTAATCGTATAAAGAAGAGAGTACTAAAAAAGTATCCTAAAGCAACTACAAGAATATCTAAAGATGGATTGTATTATGTATCAACTGGAACAGAAGATTCTGTTGTTAGTGAGTATATGATACCACCACAACAAAGTGTTTCTGATGCGTGGTTAGTGGTTAGTGAAACTATGAAAGTACATCAGAATATAGAGAGAACTAATCCTAACCGAATGGACTCCGCATCTTTTGAGAAAAAGTTCAATAGAATTTCAAATAGAAATAAACGTAAATAGTTGATTTCATTAAAGATATTTTCATATTTATTGTAAATAGTTTAACACTTAATTACAATGTTATGAAAAGATACAATGGAAAACCAAGAGGTTACGTTAATCATGGTGGGGCATCAACTGAAAAAGATAGAGAGCGTTTAAGAAAGTTAGGTAAAAATTACAATTCAATTGATTTTGCTATGACTGATAAAATGAACGAATCTAACTATTCTGATAGAAGTATCCCAATTGGTACTTTGGAAGTTGGTAACGTTTCGATTGATTTAACATGGTCTGAATGTAGTAAGATTATGGAAACCTTAGAAACGGCTCAACAAACACATCGACAAAAAATCCGATTAGGATTATTCTAATGAATGGAAACAAACGAATTCTTTAAACAATTAGGTTTAGGAGACCCGGATATGGAGAAAGCCCGTGAATGGGTTTCCTACACCAAGTTTGAAGAAGCTGTTCCTGATATACTAACCCTATCTGAATTCGTAGATACGGTATTAAAGAAAACAGTTACAGATGATGCAAAACCACACCTATGGTTTTCTGAAAGGTATATGATAAGTAGATATCTTCAATCAAACGAATCAGCATCGGATGATTATATAGAGAAATTCGATTATAGGATTAAAGTTTTAAAAGATAAGCTACAATCATCTGATGATATTTATAACCACATACATAAATTCTTAGATGTTTTGGTGGAACAACTCCACACAAAGCGAATGATATTTCCAAAAGAAGTTTTAGGATATTTAAACCAATTATACAAAGGAAAGATAAAATAATGATATTTATATATGATGAGTATAGACACAGTCAAAGAACCATTTAAGAATAGGATATTAGAAATCCTAAAGTCTGAATCTGATTCGGATGCTAGACTCCGTAAATTAAAAGTATATATGTTAACTGAAGATTATTTTAAATCTCTAAATGTAGATGCCGCTTGGTTAGCATATGAGATAAACAGAACATATAGGAGTAGTGATTATGCACGATAATGAATATTGGGATGAGGGTGAGTTCAATTTCTTCAATACATTAGAAGATGTTGATAAGCTATTATATGTTTACGATTTAATGGTCGGTGAGTTTGTGCACGAATATAATGGTGAGCATATTGATAATATTTTTGAAATAGAGTTCGAAGAAGAACCTATGGATGAGATAAGGCAAGATGTAACCTTACAATTTACATCAGACGGTAAAATAATGTTTACAGGTTCTGAGTTAGCCGTATTGATGAAGGTTGCTAACGATATGATGTTAAATGGTCTTATACTATCAAATCAAAATGTTGAATTTACAAAATACGAACCTTGGGATGTAATTTTAACTTTTGATTTAATTGGTGAAGGTTCACCAATCTCACTTAACTGACAATCTGTCAGTTCATTATGACATAATTTCCAATTTATTAAAATGGTACACAAGTTGAAATATACTATGTGTAAGTTTAAACATTAAAAAAGGAGAATATGATTTTTAAAACAACAGAGCAATTAGTAAATGACCTACTTAGGGATGGTAATTTACATATGTGGAACAGACCGCATCCATCAGATTACTTTAATCGCAATATGAAAATTGAAGATGATGTATTATCAATGGAGTTTGATGTACCAGGGTTATCTAAAAAAGATATCTCAGTTAAGGTAGAGGATAATATTCTATCAATCACAGGTGAAAATGATAGTAGAACATTCAATAAGAGTTATAAGATTTCTGAAGATTGGGATGTTTCTAAAACTACCGCCGAAACTAAGGATGGTGTATTAACAATCAGTATTCCTAAGTTGGAAGAAAAGAAAGCTAAAGTGATTGAGGTAAAAGTTAAGTAAGTGTTTTGTAAAGAAGTTATAGAAAAAGGGGGGAAACTCTACATAGTTCTAAGGAAGATTCGGGTTACACATAATCCAATTGTTCAGACTTGGCGTGAACACCTCAGAGCCGATATCGTTTTGAAGAAAGAACCATTCTATTATTTTTGTGAGGAAATTGTAGATGTTGAACCAATAGAAGAAACTTAACATAAACTTAACATAGGGGAGTTGGAAAACTCCCCTTTTTTTATTATCTTAGTAGGGTAATTAAGAGATAGTATATTTATAGTATTATGGGTGATAACAAAGACAAACTACAAAAGACTGAGTTTACCATACAGGAGATATGGCAGGCTATGCGTGGTAACGTCCATAAGAATAAGAAGAAATATACTCGTAAAAATAAACACAAAAACAAAGAACAATAGTTATGGGAAATTTAGGATATGCGTGTATTAATATGACGCTAGGTAAAAAAGGTATTACTACTAATCGTAGTATGATTAAACGTACCTTTAATGAAAAAGGTATTCCGTATGCATCTGAACTCAGTATTCAGAACGTAAGGGATTTAATTGAGATTATCAAATGGAATGAACAGAATGGTATTAAGTTCTTTAGAATGAGTTCTAATGTGTTCCCTTGGTCATCTGAGTATCCATTATCAGAACTACCACATTACCATCGTATTAAAAACTTATTATCTGGTGCTGGTCATCTTGTTAACAAATATGGTCATCGTATCACATCACATCCTGGCCCTTTCAATGTATTGGTATCTCCAAACGAAAGAGTAGTACAAAACACCATCACAGACCTTTCTATACATGGTGAGGTGTTTGATATGATGGGATTAAGTAGAACTCCTTACAACAAGCTTAACATACATTGTAATGGTGTGTATGGTGATAAGATTTCCGCTATGGATAGATTCTGTAAGAACTTTGAGAGATTGCCTGAATCCGTACAAACACGTTTGACTGTAGAGAATGATGATAAAGCTAGTATGTATTCAGTAAAGGATTTGATGTACATACATGAACGTATTGGTATTCCTATTGTGTTCGATTACCATCACCATAAATTCAATACAGGTGGTTTAACTGAAAAGGAAGCTCTTAGACTCGCTGCTAGTACTTGGGGTGATATAAAACCAGTTGTACATTACTCTGAGAGTAAATCATTACATGAAGGTAATGAATCAATTAAACCTCAGGCACATTCAGATTATATATCTGATTATATTAATACTTATGGGTTAGATGTAGATGTGATGATAGAGGCAAAGGCTAAAGAATTAACCCTTTTAGAATACAGAAGCGTTAACGCATAATATGGGGTTAAGCTTGATTAAGTATCTTAATTAATTTCTTTTTAATATTTATTATTAGATTTATGGGGTTGTATTAACAACTCCATTCTTCTTATAAGAAAGAATTTGATATAAATACAATTCAGGAATTTAATGAAACTAAAAATAAGTAAATTTGTTGATAACTTTTTTTCAAAAAGAACTTGGTTCATCATTTTGATGAGTTTAAGTACCCTTGCATTAGCAGGTTCAGCAGCATACTACTCAGTATTTGGACTAAGTTCTTTGTTTGCTGGTGCACGATTTGAAGTTATCATTATGGCATCTGCTTTAGAGTTCTCTAAACTTATACTCGCATCATACCTACACAACCATTGGAAACGTGCTGGTTGGATGAGGTGGTATCTCACAATAGCATTAGTAACACTTATGTTAATCACATCCGCAGGTATCTATGGATTCCTAACATCAGCATATCAAAAAACTGCTGACCAATTAGGAGTATTAGATAAGCAAGTTGAAGTTGTTGAACTAAAGAAAAGTAGATTTGAAGAATCTCTAAATGGATATACATTGGAAAGAACTCAGTTAAATGGTTCTATTACAGAACTCACCAAAGGGTTATCTAATAACACTATTCAGTACAAAGATAGAGAGACCGGTGAGATTATAACCACCACATCATCATCCACTCGTAGAGTTCTTACTGAACAATTAAACGATATGAAAAAACAACGTGATGGTGTATCAATTAAAATGGAAGCATTAACAGATTCAATAACCAAATTGGATTTGAAGATTTTAGATTTAGAATCAAACAATGAGATTGCAGCAGAAGTTGGCCCATTACGATATATGGCGGAGATTACAGGAAAATCAATGGGGGTGATTGTAAACTGGTTTACACTACTAATTGTATTTGTATTTGACCCGCTTGCAATCTCAATGGTAATCGCATTAAATAAACTTTTAAATAAGGATGAATATAGAAATAGTAATAGTACTAACACTCAGTTGTTTAGGGATACTAGGATTGTGGAAGTACCCATCAATGATGAGACGGTTGGGGAATCAATATCAGTACCTAAACCAGAAGTGGGAGAAAAAAGAAAAGAAACTCCAAAAGAAAAGGTGGAAGGCCATAAAGAAGAAATCGAAGAGGTAAAATTCATACCTACTGATAAAGATACCATAAACATATATGGCGAACCTACAAAAAAGAAATACAATGATTCGGTTGCAGCAGCAGAAGGTAGAAAATAAATTTGGATAATTCAAATTTTATTCGTATATTTGTATAAACAAACTTTAAAAAAAGGCTTTAAAAAATTATGAGTGATTTGTATAACGAAGGTAGAACCACTACAACTGGTGGTAATATTGAAGCAAGATACGAAACTACTCCATCTGAAAAAGAGAAGTGGTTTCAAGAGTTTAGAGAGTTCGATTATGGATTAGATATCAGAGATAATGTTATTTTAGTTCAAGACGAAATCATTCAAGGTTTAACATTTGATGTTATATCGAAAGTAAGATTACTTAGAAAAATAAACTCAGATTTAAAATCAATAACAATTCTTCTTAACTCACCAGGTGGTGATGTTGTTGAAACTTTAGGATTAATAGATTACATTCGGTCATTAGATACCAACGAAGGTATTAAAACCAACATTGTATGTAGAGGTTCAGCAATGAGTGCAGCAGCGTTATTACTCGCAGCAGGTACTGGTGTTAGAGCAGCATCTAAACATTCTAAGATTATGGTTCACCAACTATCATCATTCGCAGCAGGTAAACTTTCAGATTTAAAATCAAACGCAAAGTTTGCAGAACAATTAGAAGATGATTGTAATACAATTATGGAAGAGTGTACAAAGAAGGATAAGAAGTGGTGGGAAGAGAATCAACAAAACGATTACTTCTTATCAGCAAACGATGCATTAGAATTAGGTATAATCGATAAAATAATTTAAGATATGGAATTTAGTTACAAACCTTTAGGAGATAGAGTTGTCGTAAAAATTGTAAAACGACACGATGAAAAAACAGCAGGTGGTTTATACAAACCATCTGGTTCAGATACCACAATGTTGGGTGAAGTTATCGCAGTTGGTAATGGGTTATTTACTCAGACGGGAGATTCAATCCCAATGACCGTTAAGGTCGGTGATTTAGTTCTGTTAGAGGGAACTGGATTTAAACACCGAAATGGTAAAGATACTTATAACATTTATAGAGAAAGTGAGTTGTTATCTGTATTAGAAGAAAAATAAATAAAAATTAAAAGTTATGATACACATTTTAGATGAAAATCAAATAGCAGAAAACTACGAAAAGTTTCGTAAGTTAATTAACCAAACGTTTACAGGTGAGAGATTAGAAGCTCTTAACAAAATGTATGACCATCTTGAGGATAGAATAATCCTTACACCAGCATCATCAATGGAACATTTCCATAATGCATTTGCTGGTGGATATATTGACCATATTTTGAGGGTTACTCGAAATGCAGTTAAGTTGTATGACCTGTATACGGAATTAGGAATTGGGTTGGGTGAGTTTACAAAAGAAAACGTAATCTTCTCAGCACTCCATCACGATTTGGGTAAGGTTGGGACATTGGATGAGAGTTGGTACTTACCAAATGACTCTCAATGGCATATTGAGAATCAAGGTAAAATATACAAAGCAAACCCAGATATGAACTTTATGAATTTGACAGGAAGAACATTTTGGTTATTAAATCAGTTTGGAGTAAAAGTTGAGGAAAACGAATGGATTGCCATTCAACTTACTGATGGGTTATACGATGAAGCTAATAAAGAATATTATATTTCATATGACCCTAATAAAGCTCTTAAATCATCATTTCCATTTTTGATGCACCAAGCTGATATTATGGCTACTAGATTCGAATGGGAGAGATGGAGAAAATTAAAGCAAGGTGAATCTCCAAAAAATGTAGGTGGTAGACCAACTAAGAAACAAAAATTAGAAAACGTAACTATGCCGGAGAAGATTGATTTTAAATCTATCTTTGGTGAAGTAGAGGAAGCATAATTATGGAATTATTATTCATAGTAATATTATCAGTTTCAACCTTACTATTAGGATACACAACATACAATCTCCTTCGTAAAAACGAAGCATTAGAAGATGAGGTGGAGTTCGCAGACACGTATTTAGAGTCTACATATACATCTATGAAAAATGCATATGGTAGAATGAAGAAGGTGGATAGGTTAGGTTCGTTTGAGGCTGATGATGAGAGTGGGTATATCTTTGAAGAGATTAAATCCGCATTGGAACAATTAAACGAAACATATAACTTAGATGCCGAGGAAGAGAAAGAATAAAAGATATTTCACAAAGATTACTGAGATTGCTATTAACGCATATAATGGATGTGATGACCAGAAACTAAAAAATAAAATCTATAACAGATTTATACATTACCCATTTGATAAATTATCAGAGAACGTAATACACACTTACAAAACCTATTATTTTGATGTACCATATGAGGATGTTAAAGCAAATGTAGTTGCGTTTCTTAATGAAAAGATTCATAAGTTTAATGGTGATAATGGTAGAGCATTTTCATATTTTACAGTAGTAGCAAGAAACTATTTGTTCAATGAAAACAATGCCAACTATGCACGAATGAAATCTAGAGATGATTTAACCAAAGTTGATTCATCTCGTAATATTGTTAATGAGGTGGTTAGTCAACAAATGCAAGAATCTAAATCAGATTTTATAGACCACTACACTCAATACATTGATTATCATTTGGATAATTTATTTGTAAAAGATAGAGATAAGGCAATAGCAGATTCTATAAATGAGTTATTTAAAAACAGAAACGATTTATATTCGTACAATAAGAAAGCACTTTATATACTTATTAGAGAGAGAACTGGAGTTCATACTCAGTATATCACAAAGGTAGTTGGTAGATTAAAACTTATTTATGCAGAACTTTATACTGAGTACAACAAAACAGGTCATATTACAGTGATGTATAAATTAAAGGATAGTAATGGATAAGGATACTGAATTATTTAAAGGTAAAACATTTGCAGATATCATGTCGGATATCTACAATAACTCTAAAAAGAAAGATAGACAGTTAAAACTTCTAATCGCTCAGTTAGAACCATTGGTTAAAAATATAAACGATGCAACGGTTGTAGTTCCATTGATTAAAGAGTATATGGAAGTATCTGTTAAGAACGATGAACAAATTGTAAAACTTGCAGCAATCGTTCAAAGAATGATGAAAGACGCTAACTCAGATGAAATGGGTGGTGGTTTAGGATTATCTGAAGAAGAGAAGAAACAACTTTTAGAAAATGCAAAGGCAATTGATGCTAAAATAGATTCTCTTCAAAACGAAGGAGATGAATAATGGCAGCATCGGGTACACTCGTAACAAGTGGAACGGTTACATCAATAACACTTACTGATAACGACCCAAATACAGTTCTTAGTATAGCAGTAAGAACACAGGGTGTGGGTAGTACTTTAACTGCATACCCATTAGATGCAAATATTAAAAGAGTACCATTAGTTGGTGAGCAAGTCGTTGTGATAAAAGCAACATCTCCTGGTAAATCTCCGGGCAAACAGGCAACTCGTTCTTATTATCTAAATCCAACTGCAGTACAATTGAACGTTCATAATAACGCACTACTCAACGCAGATAGTGTGGGTTTTACGGGAGGGGGAATTGGTCTCCCAACTGGATTTGAAGAAAGAGATGATGTTGGGTCGTTACAACCATTCTTAGGTGATGTTCTAATAGAAGGTAGATTTGGTCATTCATTGAGATTTGGATATACTCCTATTTTAGCAAGAACATCTAAAAGACCAAGTTGGGATGCACCAGGAAAAGTATCTGAACCAATCACCATATTATCTAATGGTAGAAAAAGTGGTGGTAGGTTTAATAAGTTTATTATAGAAGATATTAACGATGATTTATCATCGATATGGTTAACATCCAAACAACAACTAAAACTAAAACCATCTCAGAAAAAAATAGGTGAGGGTGTTAAGAATCCAAATCTATGGAAAGACCCATCAATCGTTTTAAATTCAGATAGGTTATTCCTAAACGCAAGAGATGAGAGGGTTATCATATCTGGTAAGAAAGATATTGTAAACGCAACTCCTAAATGGGCTATGGAGATGGATAAATTTTTCACCCTTATGGAAGATTTGGTAAGTGAGTTGGTAGATTTAACTTCGGCTAAAGCAACATATGCAACTGGTGTGGGCCCAACTGGTCCTGCTACAAATGCTGCTAAAGTTCAAAAGATTTTCGATGAACTAAAAAAGATGAAACAATAAAATGCCTGCAATCTGGCCAACATTTATAACACAAGTGGGTAACTACTTAAACGACCCTAAAGAGGGTAAGACACATGAAGAAACTGCTGAAAAGATTGCTTCATCATATCACACTGCGGTATCTACTGTACAGGTAATATTATATCCAAACTTGGTTATGGTAAGACCCCCATACTTACCAATTAAAAATGCTATATTAAAAACTTTTGATAATATAAGAGAATCTGAAAAGAAAGCTAGACCAGAACAATTCACAGATTGGGCAAAGGCAGTGGTGGATTATTGGAAAAAATCACAATTCTCACCAGCACCATTTCACCCACAATCTATGATAGAATCCACAGGTACTGCAGGAGTTCCAATACCAATTTCACACATAGTATCAAATGGTGGTAATGTAGATAAACTAAAAAAAGATTTACATAGGGTGTTTGACCAGGAACCTCAGAAGATAAAATACGGCATTCCATTTGCTACTGAATTATCTACTGCGTTTATATCACATTTACAATCCGTTAAAGGAACACATTATCTTACAGTCACACCAGGAACACCTGCAACTCCAAGCCCACCAATCGTTAACAAACCATTTAAATGGAGTGGTGTAGTATAAAACAAAACAATTTGATATTTATATAAAAGTATATTATTATGAAGGCAAAAGAATTAGCACAATTATTAGAAGTAATCGTTAGAAAAGTGGTAAGGGAAGAGCTTAAACCAATCTTAAAAGAGGTTAAACAAAGTTCTAAACCAATTATCAGAGAACGTGCAGTGGATAATAGTAGGGTAACTAAAGACCCATTAGATATTTCAGGTCTATTAGAAACTAAAAAACCAAAAGTACAAAAGTTCTCAGAAAACCCATTACTAAATGATATGTTGAATGAAACCGCACAGAGTGGTGAATGGAGAAGTATGGATTCTACATTTACATCACAACAGGCACAAGGATTCAATAGAACACAAATGGCAGAGATGTTAGGATATGGTGATGGTGTTGCAACCACAACAAATATGACACCAACTTTAGACCCAGATGGTAAACCTATGAATGTTAATATCGAAGGTACTGCAGTTGGTGATGCTTTAACAAGAGATTATTCTTCATTGATGAAAACTATCAATGCTAAGAAGGGGAAATAATAAATGGCTAAACAACGTAAAGAATATTCGTACAACCCATTAGATTTACAGAAAGATGTTGCAATTGGTGTAATGTTACCGTTTGGTAAACCAACAGGTTTATTTCAATTAAGTTACACAACCGAACAGCAATCTATTTCAAATCTAAAAAATTTACTATTGACTAGAAAAGGTGAACGGTTGTTTCAACCTGAGTTTGGGGCTGATGTGTATTCTTTATTGTTTGAACAAATTGAACCAAATTTAGCTTCAAACTTAGATGAATCTTTACGTGCTGATATAGAATATTGGTTACCCTACATAATTATTGATGATATAAATATTGAAGTTATAGAAGATAGAAATTATGTTAGGATAGAACTATCTTTTAGAGTTACCGAACAAGGTGCTAACCAACAAATAATTCTATTTATAGATAATGCGGGAACTACCACAATAGAATAGGTTTAAAAATGGCAAAGAAAATTAACAATGATTTAGTACAAAAAGATGTATCGTTAATAGGTAGAGACTTTGGTGAGATTCGTAAGAATCTAATAGATTTTTCAAAAAACTATTTTCCAAACACCTACAATGATTTTAACGAATCATCGCCTGGTATGATGTTTATGGAAATGGCATCGTATGTAGGTGATGTACTTTCTTTTTACACAGATACTCAATTAAGAGAATCAGTTTTAACAAACGCTGAAGAAAGTTCAAATCTATTTAATCTAGCAGCTGCATATGGTTACAAACCTAAAAATTATGTACCTGCTACAACTAACTTAGATGTATTTCAATTAGTTCCATCTAAAGGAAGTGGCGATGATGTAAGACCTGATTTTGATTATGCATTAAAAATAGCAGAGGGTATGCAAATTGGTTCTTCCGAGGTAAACGTTGTAAACTTTATAGCATCGAAAAATATTGATTTTGCATTCTCATCATCATTTGATACAACGGAAGTATCTGTATATCAAGTTGATGAAAACACAAATGAACCTATATACTATTTGTTAAAGAAAAAAGTAAAAGTATCAAGTGGTACTGTTGCAACAAAAACCTTCACATTTGGTTCTCCAAAAATTTACGATAAAATAAAAATAGAAGAACCTAACTTTATAAGAATCAAATCAATAGTAGATGATGATAGCGATGAATGGACACACGTACCATACTTAGCACAAGATACTGTATTTGAACAGATTGAGAATAACGAAGATAACTCAACTGCGTTTGTAGAGTATAGTGGTGATACACCATACCTATTAGAATTGAAGAGAGTACCTAAAAGATTTATTACAAGATTTGAAGATAGTGGGGTAGTAGTAATTCAGTTTGGGGCTGGTATATCACAAAATGCAGATGAGGAAATCATACCAAACCCAGATAATGTGGGTTCTAATCTATATAACATAGTTGGTGATTTAGACCAGGGTATTGACCCATCTAACTTTTTATATACTAAAACATATGGAGTAGCACCATCAAATACAACATTAACTGTTGAGTATTTAGTTGGTAATGGTATAGTAGACAATGTTCCTGCTAAAGATTTAACAAACATAGTATCCATAGATACATCATTTGCAAATGAAAGAAATTTAGATACTACCGTAACTGGATTTATCAGAAACTCAGTAGCAGTTACAAACCCAGAACCAGCGCGAGGTGGTCGTAGTGAAGAAACATTAGAAGAAATTCGTAACAACGCAATGTCGTTCTTTGCTGCTCAAAATAGAACTGTAACTAGAGAAGATTATGTTATGAGGTGTTACGCATTACCACCACAATTTGGTTCTTGTGCAAAGGCTTACCTAGCACAAGATTATCAGATTGAAAATAAAAAATCCGATGGTTCTACTATATCATCTGAGATACCAAACCCTTTGGCATTAAATTTATACACAATGGGTTATGATGATACTAAAAAGTTAGTACCTCTAAACCCTGCAACAAAGAACAATCTTAGAAACTATATATCATATTATAGATTGTTAACAGATGCAGTTAACATAAAAGATGCACATATTATTAACATTGGTATTGATTTTGAAATTACGGTGTTACCACAATATAATTCAAACGAAGTTCTTTTAAGATGTATAAATGCATTAAAAGAATATTTTAATATTGATAATTGGAGAATTAATGAACCAATTCAACTATCTAAAATTTATGTATTATTAGACCAGGTAGATGGTGTTCAGAGTGTTGTAAGACCCGATAAAGATGGAATTGGTGGTTTACAAATATATAACAAATTTAATGGTAACTATTCACCTAACAAATATAGTATTAATAATGCTACAAAAAATGGCGTAATTTATCCAGCGTTAGACCCATCAATATTTGAAGTAAAATTTCCAAATTCCGATATTAGAGGGCAAGTGATAACACAATCATTCTAAGGAGATACAAAATGATATATAGAATATACGGACAGAAGGATACTACAATTTACGAGTGGACAGTGCGTAAGAATCAGAACACAGGTAATGATGAGATATTGGAGATAACTAAATTCTATGTTTTAGGAAGTGACCCTTTGAAGTTGCTTGGTAATACTAGAATACTTACTCAATTTGATTTAACACCAATATCTGATTTGATTTCAAATGGTGATATATCTGGTACAAAAAAATTCTATCTTAATTTAACATCTATTGATGAGAACGAAGTTGAATCAGAATATACATTAGACGTAAGACAGGTTTCTGAGAGTTGGTCAAATGGTATTGGTAGTTTTAATACAAACCCCCCCAATACCAATGGTTCTTCATGGACACACAGACATGATAATATATTATGGAATGTTTCATCCGCACAAACCTTCAATGGTATCAGAAAAATTGGAGCTCCAACCGAAGGTATCGTATTATATGAAGGATTTTCTGAAGGAACTGGTTCTTTATTTTTAACACAATCAATCAATGATATTAGGGGTAACTCCCCATCCATATCTATAAGTGATAATAGATTACTTATATCCGCATCTAATTTTGCAGGTACAACATTAGCATTCCCAGCACAATTAGATGAGAACCAAACATATGGTGTTCAGTTTCAAATCGACCCTGGTTCGTTTGATGATATACAATTTAGAGTTTTAGATGCAGATGGTGTTTTAAAAGCAGATAGTGATTATGAAGGTTTTGTAGGTAGAATTACAACACCATCAACACAATCGTTTGATTTAACATCCACAACAGCAGGGGAGTATCAATTACAATTTACATTCTTCGATGGTAGTGGTGATGGAACATCAACGACTGGTTCATTTGATGAGATATATGTTTATGAAAAAATTGGAAATACACTTGCGTATGAAACCTTTGCATTTAATGAAGGTGATTTTCAATTAAGAAATGTTGTTAAAAACACCAATCTAAAATTACCACGTATGTTTGCATCACAATCTAAATTAAATTTATATGCAGATAATATTGGTGGTGGTGATGCAACATACATTGAAACTCTATCAACCGATTTAGAATATACTTTAAGTTGTGAGGTTGACCCGGGTGATTATCCTGAAATAGGATTTACTATATACGACCCAAATGGTTTAAAATACAGAAGTGGTGTTACAAGCTTATCTTCATCATTTACAACACCCCAAACTCAATCGATAGTATTTACACCACAAATTGCCGGTGATTATATATTCGCATACACATTCTTTGATTCAGGTTCTGCAGGTGCAAGTGGTTCATTGGATAACTTTAAATTAGTATATTCAGGTTCAGTAACTGTCCCACCACAAATTGAAGCTGGATACTATAAAAACGAAGGTGGAGCAACGTGGTACACTTCATCAGTAAGTAACACCACCGTATCTCAAACATTTAACAAATACACTAAAGATTTAAATGTTGAGGTTACCGATTATGTTAATGATTGGTTAAGTGGTAGTAGAGAAAATAATGGATTCCTTATCAAAAGACCCGCATCACAAGAAAGTGATTCTATTAGATATGGTCAATCAAAATTCTTTTCAAATGAAACCAATACAATTTATGTACCTACATTAGAAGTAAGATGGGCTACTGGTTCATTTAAAACTGGTTCACTAAGTGAACTTACTGATGATAACATTACATTATACGTTAAGAATATACTTACTGAGTATAAGGAAACTTCTAAAGCAAAACTTAGATTAGTTGGTAGGGCTAAATATCCACAAAGAACATTCTCTGATACATACCCATATACTACTATTAAATATTTGCCGGAAACTACTTATTATCAAGTAAAAGATGTAGAAACTAATTTATCAATAATTCCATATGATACAACTTACACAAAAGTGAATTGTGATTCAACTGGAAACTATTTTGATTTTTGGTTTAACACTCTTCAACCAGAAAGATTCTATCGTTTTGATTTCAGAGTAGATAGAAATGGAAAAAGCGAGTACTTTGAAGGACCTATATTTAAAGTGGTTAGATAATGGCAGAAACAAAAGTAGATAAAGTTGCAGAAAAGGTAGAGAGACGGGATATTCGAAGAAATTTCTCTAATCAAATTATATCCTATGGATTACCTGAAGATGGTAAGTTAAAATATGGATATAAGAGGTTACCTGCTCAATCGGTGGTATACTCAGCAGAATCCTATGATAAATCTATTGATAGATTATCAACCGAATTAATATCAAATGTGGGTGATTTAAGAATCATCGAACAAACATTAAATTATGTACAATTTCTAACACCATCTGGTGAACCTGAATTTGAAGATACGTTTAGTGGTAGATACGCAATAACCGATGGTGCAGCTGAAGTTCCAGGTGGTGGTAAGTCTTGGAGTGGATATAAAGACCATCACTATATTAACCCATATGTAACTCCCGGTAGTGTTTCATCATTCGGAAACCATAGAGATAATTTTAATCATAGTGGGTATCGTACCATCCCATTTGATAGGGCTGAAGAAGGCCCTGGTTTAGAAAATGGTGGTTATGTAATCACACAAGAACTTAAAGATAGTGGTAAGAGTTTAAAACTTACTGCAATAATCGGAGTTGCAAATCAACTTGTCGATGGTGCTGGCAACGCCAACGATTTACCAGTTACGTTTAAATTTAAATTTAATAGAATCAGAAAACCATACGTTCCAAATATATACGATAGTTTAGGAAACGCAAGGTATGAATCTGTTAATAGAGGAAGTTATCCATTTATAAAAGTAGAGTTTGATGTATTAAATTCTAAAATGCAAGTTGGTGATATTTGGGAACTTCAAGGACAGGTAACCACTTCTTATAGGGGATGTTACTTATATGGTAATAAATCTATATTTAAAGTAGATGTAATAGATACTCCATTAGTTCCAACCACAACTAAAAAACTCTCTGTTAACATGGAATCATTCATAGAAACATTGGCCGTTGATGTTAACGACGGTACTCCAATAGATGAGCTTGTTCTTCCTGATGTTCCAACCAATATGGGCGTGGGTGTAGGCACATCAGGTTCACCAACCGGGGCTGGGAATCAAACATCCAATCCTCGAAGTGGTGCGGGTACGGGAAGTGGTTCGGGTAGTGGAACAACTAATAGTGGTGCTGGTGTAGGTTCATCTGGTGGTTCACCGACAGGTGCAGGATAATAAGGTAAACTATGGCAATAGATAGATATCAAAAACCAGAAATACTAACTGATGTGAAAACACCAGTAGATAGTGTTGCCGTATATTCTTTTTTAGACTCGGCACGTTTAAGTAAAACACCATTGGTTTTAACTCAAGAATTGTTAAACCAATCGTATGTACATAAACACATCTATTCTGAGAATAATTTATTACACTCATCAGTATCACCATTACAATATGAAGTAACTTCTGAGGATAAAGCAAACTATACATATGATATATTACTAACACCTGAAAAGGATGTTAGAAAAGCAGATGTACCACGTGGTACATATAACATCGTATATAATTTTCTAAAAACATTTTCTTCAGAGTTAAAAATAAAAAACATTTCAGCAGATTCTACTGAGATTGAATTAGAGGTAGATAATTCAAACTACAGTCTGAAAAAATTATATGATTTAGTAAATAGTGGTAAAAACTATAAAGATAATTTAGTTTTAAATTTTGGTAAGAACAACCTATTCACAATAACGGATATTAGTTTTGCTAATAACGAAGTAATTGGCGAACAACAACGTTGGCCAAAACACCCATTAGGTAAATACAACGGCCGTGATGTTACATACTTCCCATCAGAGGAAGATGGGGATAAAAATATTTGGATAGAGGTTTATAAACAAACAAGATTAACAACTGGTAGAGCTACATCATTTACACCAATTGTAGATGAAAAAACTCGAGATATAAAATTTGAACCATTAAGAGATGTTAATGGTACTCAAATATTTTTTTCAAAGAATTCACAAGAATTTGATAGAAGGTATGAAATAGAATCTGGATTGAGAGTACCTGATGATATATTCGATAATATATACTATGGTACACACCCATTCTCTAAGTTTAAAATATTTAACCCATATACGGCAGCTTCAAATAAAATAAAAAATGTTGTTGTAAAACTATACACAGAATTACCAGTTGAATTTGAAAATAAAATTCCAAAGATATCACTTTCTTTAAGAGAAGATTATATTGAAAGAGTATTAGTATACCCATATATCAAAGAAGAAACTTATGAAGATTTTTCATATGCTAATTTTAATATTGATATGGGTAATTATGGTAAATCACAAGGTACTGATTTAAAAACTTGGAATTCTTTATTAGATACCACTCTATCAACCTCACAACAAATAGTTGATAAATACTTATCAGGTTCAATTGGTAATACTACCTTAAACATAGATTATTCTAATTTCAAAAACTTTGTTAATTATTCATCAGCAGTAGAGCGTGTTAAAAACTTAAAGTATAAATTAGAACTCATAGAATCTTATGATAGTAGAATCAATACATTAAATTTAATTAGTGGTTCATCAGCACTAACTAATATATCACAATCACTACAAAGAAAATCAAATGTAATTAGTGGTATGGATGGTTGGGAAAAATGGATGTATTATGAAACCACAGGTTCTTTATATACACATTATAGTGCATCATCATATGTTATAAACCCATGGCCGCATTATGATGAATTTCCAAAAAAACTTTATAGTGTAACATCATCACAAGCTATATCACACTATAATGGGTTAATTGATTCAGCAAGTATATATGATACATTTAATGATGCGAGATTGACAAAAACAATCCCATCATCAATGGCTGAGGACCCGCTAAACTTAGATTACATTTTATTCATTGATATGATTGGTCATCACTTTGATATTACGTGGAGTTATATAAAAGCATTGACTTCTATTAATGAAAGAGAAGAACATCCATATGATGGTATGCCAAATGAGTTATTATATGATGTTGCAAAATCTATGGGATGGAAACTTACACATGGTAAAGACCGTTCCGATTTATGGAAGTTCGCAGCAGGTACTGATAAGTTTGGTAATTATGCACAAACTGGTTCTTTACAAACTAAAACAGATGAACAAATTAATTATGAGGTTTGGAGAAGGATTGTAAATAACATTCCGTACTTACTCAAAACCAAAGGTTCTGCTAGAGCAGTTAAAGCATTAATTGCAACATACGGAATCCCACAATCATTCTTATCAATCAGAGAATATGGTGGACCTGCAATAGAAGATAAAAGACACATTTGGGAACATGATAGATTTGTATACCATTTGAGAATGGATACAGATAACTATATTACAGCACCTTGGGATAAGATTGCAGATATAGACCCTCAAACTTATTTAAACAGAGACCCTAATCCAATTGATACAATTGAAATTCAGTTCCAACAAAACTTAATTAGAACATCATCCTTATTACATAAGGGTTCTGATTTTGCAGTATTATTAGAACCAACATCGAGAACATCTGGTAAGGGTAACATTCATTTATATTTAAGTGGTAGTAATGGTTACAAATCAGCATCTATTGAAAATGTACCTGTTTTTGATTCTAAGATGGGTACTCTATTAGTTCAAAGAGAAACATCAGTAGATGATATCACACAAAATAATGAATATAAAATTCAATATAGAAAAAATAGAAAAGATAGAATCAGTACATCAAAATCTGCTAGTATTGATATTAATGGTTCTACTGAATCATCATACAACGCTGCTTGGACGGGTAGTGGTACAGTAACGTTTAGTAACACATTACCAACATCGAATACCCCATCAATTTGGGCAGATGCGGAATATATGAGTGGTTCAATACAAGAAATACGATATTGGGCACAACCACTCAAAGATATTGTTGTAGATGAACATACGCTATCAAGAGAATCTTATCATGGTAACTCTGCGACTTCATCTTATTTTGATTTAAAGTTTAGATTCATACCAGATTCACAATTAAAGAATGTTAGTGAATCTTACGATGGTATCTTATCACAACATCCTAACCAAAGAATTAGTGGTAGTGAATCAGGTTACATATTATCTGCATCTTTATTTAGTTTTGAATCTGATGATTTAAGGGGTGTAACTGAAGAATACTACACTAAAGTTCCATCTGCAGGTGCTAACAATATTATGAATAATAAGGTTAGAGTTGAATCAAATCGATTGACGGGAATCTTAGACCCAGAACAAAAGAAAGAAAAATCACAATATGATTCAGCACCAGTAGATTCTAATCAGGTTGGTGTTTATATGTCTGCTACAAAGATGTATAATGAGGATATCTACAATCACACTGGATATTTTGAGATTGATGATTATATTGGTAATCCTGATAGACGACCAGGTTATACTGAACAGAACGAAGAATTAGATTATGTTCGTAGACAAGTATTTAAAAAGTATAGTTCTAAAAACTTAATCAATGATACTATTGATATATTGGCTCGATATGATTTTTCAGTATTTGAACAAATCAGACAAACAATGCCTGCGAGGGTTGATTACAATTCGGGTATTTTGATTGAACCACATATCTTAGAAAGACCTAAGGTTAAATCAAAAACTAATCTATCATATACTCAACCACAATATGATGTTGTAATAACTAATGAGGTACCTGTAATATCTGAGTACATTCATTATGATACAATAATTACCGCACCTCGTAGTGAAAGTGCAGAATACATCCACTACGATACAGTCATAACGGCTCCTCGTAGTGAAAGTGCTGATTATATCCTTTATGAAACTACAATACCACATCAAACATTGGTAGTGGCTACTAAGCATGATTATACATCAAGTATTGATACTACTGAACTTCGTAACATAATTGCACAAAAAGATGATGTAGAATCGGTGGGTAATCCTACTATCAGAAATATGTACTCACCATCAACATATAGATACACAATCCTAAACTATTCAGCATCAGCTGATATTGGATTTGGTAGTGGGTGGACTACGGGTTCAAATGGGTATTGGAATTATAATGTAACATCATCTAACGCAGTAGTGGGTAAACCATCTAAGTATGCACTTAAAACCATATACTTCTATAATACTGAGTTATCAGCATCATTAAGATTAAGTAACTCATCATCATTAGTTCCAGCATCAGTATCTACTGATGAATTACCATTATCATTAGAAAACCTAAGATATTTGGGATGTAAGATGACATCCGATTCACTCACAACTAATTCACCAGATACACCAGATGGTAGACCTGTAATTGAGATATTTGAGGCTGACCCGAATGTACTTATCTACACATCACAAACCGCAGAAGAAGGTAATTTAGATGTTGATACTTCTACGAATCTACCAACTCTTAAATTAGAAGATTTAAAAGTTAATGATGATATTAAGTGGAGTAGGGAGCAAGAATATAAAGAAGCCGTTGCTAAGTTTAGAAAAGAAATAGAAAAACTAATTCAGATTGAAGGTGGTAGACGAACTGAGTTTGATTTGAGATACGAAGAAGAGAGAATCCGATTTGAATTGGAACAGCAACGAAGAGAAGAGTTTGATATAATAAATCGACCTAATAGAATTACCGATGTTTAATATTTATTGATATGAGAGAAGAAGAAATGAATTTAAGGGGCGAACCACAAAGACCTGATGATAATAGAGAAGTTGGTTCTGATATGGAAGAGGTTGTAAGACAAAAACTTGCACCCACATCCGAACGTCCTCTTATTAAATCTCCAATGGATGTAGAATCGGAACAATACGAATTGGAACGTAGTATTCAACCTTTAGAAGATATTGTAAACACAGGTGAGTTATTAGATGATAACAAACTAATCAGAGATAGAGATAGAGTTCGGCCTGAGGATATTGCAGATGTAGTATCCAAACCAATTATACCTACCAAATCAGTACCACCTGTAATTGATTCAAATGATGAGTTCTTTACTGAAGAAGATAAAGCACGTTTGATTTTAGAAGAAGATAAACGTAGAACAATTAGTAACCAAAGAAGATTTGATTTTGAAAACGCATTCTTAGAAGAACAAGAACGTAGAGTTCAATTTGATGAAAAAATCAAAATTATGAAAGCTGAGTTTGAGTTGTATCTTAAAAATACTTTTCCTGAGTTTGTTGGCGATAGAAATATTACAGATGGAGACAAACAAAAAAATCAAGCGGATATCAAACGTAAGAAAGAAGAAAACTCTACTAAGGTAAAAGAATTGCAAAGGAAAAAGATAGAACGATTAGAAAGAGAGAAAGAACGTAAGTTAGTAGAATCTCAACTTAGATTAAATAAACTTACAGAAGGTGAAGTTCAAACTTTTTTTGAAGAAGAGATAATTATAGAACAGAAGGAAAAGATTGCTCAGAATCCTCAAATAGAAAATCTAAATCCAGTTCAAAAACAAATTAGAGAAATAGAAGAAATGGAAATTAGAATGGGGAGACCAATTGTTCCTCATAGAGATATAGTTGAAAGTGAAGAATCTGATTTTGATTCAAATTCAATGACTAACCCAACTGATATTTTGATAAGACCTATGAATGTAGAAGAAGAGTTTAATAAAAGGCAGAAAGAGAATCGTTTGGAAATTTTAAGAAACGAACTCAATTCAAACCAAAGAAGTGAGGAAGATTATGCATCTACTTTAAAGTAGAATGCAAAAAATTAACTTAATTTATTTTATTCACATATTTATAGTTGAATAATATTGTAAAAAGGTAAAAAAATTATGGGATACTTAGATAATTCATCGATAACAGTAGACGCAATTCTCACCAAAAAGGGTAGAGAGTTATTAGCAAAAGGAAGAGATTTCTTTGTGATTAGCCAGTTCGCATTAGCAGATGACGAGGTTGATTACGAACTATGGAATCCAGCACATCCACTTGGTTCTGATTACTACGGAATCATTATTGAAAACATGCCAGTAGTTGAGGCAGTTACTGACGAAAATTATTCGTTAAGATACAAACTATTAACATTACCGAAAAATACAATTCGTATTCCAATTATTCAAACAAACCCAAGTTCAATTAGTGTAGAAGAAGCCGGAAGTAGACAAGTTGTTTCTATTGAAACTAAAAATGGTGGAAACGAAACATTAGGCTACACCGTAACACTTCTTAACTCAGATGCAGCAACTATTATCGGTGATGGTGGTGGTATCGCAAATAACGAAGATAATGTAGGTGCTAACGAAGATAGAAGAAGTGTTACCATTAGTACAAATTCAACATTTACAATTGTTTCAAAAGTGTTAGCAGATAATACTGATATTTCAACTAAGATTTTTGTAGTTGGTAATGAAACAGGTGGACGTAGTGAGATTACATTAACTGTAACTAACAATCCTGATATTACAGTTGGTAACACATTAGATTCAACATTAGGATAACAGATTAAAAGGAAATAGATATGGCAATTTTACCAGCAGGTTCGTTCAATACATCAAAAAGAGTTTATACAGCATTTAAAGTAGGGGATGTTGTAGAAGGTGGTGTAGAAAAAGTAACGAGAGGTTTATGGAGTGGTAACGTAGGAACGTTAACATCATTCTACACATCTTCAGCACAATCAGCTACTCAGAAAGAATATTATTATGAGATTTTTGATGGGATTAGTACTAATTCTACATCCGAAGCACAATTCTCAGTAACATATGGTCACAACGCGGGTAGTGGTTCTTTGGGGCAGAATGAAGATTCTCCTTCAAATGCCATCTATTCACAATATGCACAAATCCTACTTCCAGACCAACAAAGAACGTTTACATTTAATGATGTTTCATCTGAGCAGATTTATGCTATTAACATCAATAGGGCTAGAATAAAAGATAGATTAGACCCAGGTAACTTCCAATTGAATTTAGCAGAACTATCTGGTAGTGCTGAACTTATATATAATACAGGTTCTAATTTAGCAGTATCATCATCAAACAAAATTATTAAGTTAATTGATGATAGTGGTGATACTCAACAGGCTGCAACTCAAATTGGTAGAACGTATAACTTAGTATCGGGCTCAATCCTTAATGGAGTGTATTCACCTAAAACTTATTATGGACAAGTATTTCCAGAGCAGGGTGTTATCATCTTAAACGCAGATACAATGGATACGACGTTATCATTTGGTTCTGTAACCGCATCAAACACAAATGGTGATAATGCATTTAAATTATTAACATCCATTAGTGGGGCAGCTGCTATTAATTCAAATTATGGATTTGCAGCAAGAAATGAAGAAAGAGTTCAATCAACATATTACTTTGTAAGAGCTAAGAATGGTGAATATAACTTCTCAAACAACCCATCATTTGTAACAGGTTCTAACGGAGCATTTAGACAACCAACATTTGCAAATAATCCAAAATCTTATATTACAACTGTTGGATTGTATAGTAGTGCACAAGAATTATTAGCAGTTGCTAAGTTATCTCAACCAATTTTAAAATCATTCTCTAATGAAGTATTGGTTAAGGTTAAATTAGATTTCTAAAATAGAAAAATAAAATAACAGCTCCCTGTGATAGAATCTGGGGACTGACTCGTAAGAGTTTCAACCCCATAGTAATATGGGGTTTTATTTTAAATATTTTAATATTTATATTAGAATGATAGGATACATCTAATGGCAGAAGCACTAAAACCGATAAATGGTGGTGGATTTCAACTCTACCCATATAACACTCACAAAAGATGGGTTGTTACTGATGATAATTATAGAAATGATTATTATTCGGTATCTGTATTGAAGGGTATCTCACCACTTTACAATGAAAAAATTAATGTTTCAGAATCTATATCAATCCCAGCGTATAGAGAAGTCGACCAATTAGATAATTCAAACTCAAATTCAACAGAGTTTTTAAAATCAAAACATCAAAAAGTTGTGTGGTCTGGTCTTAATCAAATGTTTTTTAAACATAGGGCTAGGGTAGAGAGAGATTTGTATGTATCGGCTTCTATATTTTCAGTACCCCATAATAGAATGGGGGATGGTATTAAACCAGAATCAATAGAAATACTTGATTATAGTGTTACAGGTTCAATTACAGACCAGATTGATATATTAGATATTAAATTAGATGAACAACATGGATACCTATATGATTCGGAACTAAACACAGGTTCATATGTTCCGTTTGGTGATTTAGTTGGATATTGGGGATTTAATGATGAAGTAGTACCACGCCGAACATCTTTAGATACATATATAGAAGATAGGAGCGGGTATCTCCATCATGCATATGGTAAAGAATTATACTACGATGGTGGTATCACAACAACAGGTAATGAACAATTACCATCTGGTACTAAAGTAACATTTAATGGTTCTGATTCATATATCAGAGTAGACCATAATAAGCAAATTGATTTCTATAAAGGTAACGATTATTCAATTTCTCTTTGGACAGTTTTACCAACATCACAATCTGATAACATTTTAGATTATAATTGGTTGGTTAATAAATCTGGTACATTTAGAGATTATGGACAAGATAAAAAACTAAGAGATGTTCTTAGAAGAGAAAATAAACGAAACCCAATATTCCCATTTGATTTAAAAGTTTACAACCAAAATACATCTAACAATGGTAAGGTAGTTGCATCACTCTCAGACGGATTAAGAAATGTTGAAGTAACTTCATCAACACAAATAAACGATGTATCAGAACACCACATATGTTTTAACAAAACAGGCTCTCTTTTAGAACTATGGGTAGATGGTGTAAAGGAAGTATCATCATCAATAGGATTAAAATCTCAAATAGCAAATGATTATGATATGTTATTTGGTGCAAGACACCTTTCAGATGGATTTACTGATTTCTCAACAGAAGGGAATGGTGTATTGAGTGGTTCTTTAGATGAAGTTAGATTTTATAGACGAGGGTTATCACAATCTGAAATTGAAGGATTATCAAATAATGATTATGTAACAGGCTCAGCATACCAAACCAATGTTGTGGGTGAGGTATTTTATAAACATGGGATTATGGTAGTATCTGACCCAAGACCACTTTATAAAAACGTATTGGTGGGTGCGAGTGGAAGTTGGGATTATGGTACTCAGGACGAGTTTGAAAATGTAAATCGAAAAGAGTTTGGGTGGAAGGTAAAATATAAATCCACAAAACAACTGCATGAAGTTTCTGTAATGTGTGAGATTGGAGCAGATGAATTCAATATATCACAAAACCCATCCCTAAAAGTAAACAATAACCCTAATAGTGAATTCTTACAAGATTTTGTAACAGGTTCTGATTTTAGAAACTATTTTACAACAATTGGATTATACAATCCAAATGGAGATTTGATAGCAGTTGGAAAATTGGCATCTGCAATTCAAAATAGGAGTGATGTTGATATTACAGTAAAAGTAAGATTTGATTTAGATGGTCCGTTTGGAACTCCAACAACTGGTTCATTAGAACCTGTTGGTAGACCAGCAACCATCACAAAAACAAAAGATGGACGGTTTATTTGGAATAAATTTGATAGACCTAATATCGGTGTAAACGAATAAAGTTATGGCAAAAGGAAATTGGTCTCACATCCAAAAGATGAAAGGACATAAAAGTGGGTTGGAAACTCGTATAGATGAACAACTCAAATCACAAGGTATTGATGGTGAATACGAACAGCATGAAGTATCATACACCATCCCAGCATCAACACATACATACAAACCAGATTTCAAACTACCAAACGGAATCTATATAGAATCCAAAGGATGGTTCTTACCAGAAGATAGAAAAAAACATCTACTGATTAAAGAACAAAATCCTGATATGGATTTAAGGTTTGTTCTACAATCACCAAATGGAAAAATATACAAAGGTTCAAAAACAACATATGCGGAGTGGTGCGAGAAGCACGGATTCAAATGGGCTAAGAAGGAAATACCCCAAGATTGGATAGATGAAAAAGAAAAAGTAAATTTCTTTGGATAATTAAAATATATTTCGTATATTAGTAGTTATATGGAAGATAGACTGCTCTCTTTATTGGAATCTGTCTTAGGTAAGGCTAAGAAAACATCGGGTGATAACTATGCGTTTTACTCTCCGTTTGTAGAACACTATAAACCAAAGTTAGAGATAAACATATCATTAAATTCTTCTGGTGATAACCCCTGGCATTGTTGGGTATCCGATGAGAAGGGTAAATCAATACGTTCTCTCTTCAGAAAAATCAAAGTATCCAAAGATGTTTGGGATGAACACAATTCAATCTTCAGTAGAAAGTATAGATACTCAAATTTACCAAATTCTGAAAATAATGGTAAAACTGAGCTGGTTCAACTTCCAAAAGAATACATTCCACTTTGGAAATCATCTAATTCAGTAATTAGAAAACATGCATTACGATATCTAAATGGTAGGGGTGTAACTCCATCTGAGATTATTAAGTATGAAATTGGATATTGTGAAGAGGGTGTTTACAAACACAAAGTAATTGTACCATCATACAATAGGGATGGGAGATTAAACTATTTTGTAGGTAGAAGTTTTTATGATTCTAACTTTAAACATAAGAACCCAGATGTATCTAAAGATGTAGTAGGATTTGAGATGATGGTAAATTGGGATTTACCAATTGTAATATGTGAGGGTGTATTTGATGCTATGGCAATTCGTATGAATGCAATTCCAATATTCGGTAAATCACCACAATCAGAATTACAAAAAGAAATAATTCGTAGAGGTGTAGAAAAAGTATATATAGCGTTAGATTCAGATGCGTTTGAAAATGCACTGAGATTTGCAGAAACCCTTATGAATGAGGGTATAGAAGTTTATGTAGTAGAATTAAATAATTCAGACCCATCCGAAATGGGATTTGATGAAATTAATAAAAAAATAAAAAATACTGAACCATTAACATTACGAAGGTTAATGGAGTATAAGTTGGTTGGTGTATGAGAAAATCAAAAAAGATTAACTATGATGGTAATATCAAAAAGATTTACCACATAGCTGATGTACACATCAGAAATCTAAAAAGACACAAAGAGTATAGAGAAGTATTTGAACGATTGTACGAATACATTTCAGATACAAAAACAGAAGATTCAATCATAGTTTTGGTGGGTGATATTGTTCATGCTAAAACCGATATGACGCCAGAAGTGATTGAGATGACACAAACATTTCTAAAAAGGTTATCAGATATGTTACCAACAATTCTGATACCAGGTAATCACGATGCAAACCTAAATAATCATTCGAGATTAGATGCGTTATCACCTATTGTAAACGCATTAGGACACCCAAATCTACATTATCTGAAAGATGATGGAGTTTGGAAAATGGGAGGCATTTCCTTTTCACACTCATCTATTTTTTCTGAATCAAAGGCAATTATCCCATCATCTGAGGTTCATGGTGATTATAAGATTGCATTATATCATGCGCCTGTTGATAAGGTAAAAACTGAACATGGTTTTGAGATTGAAAATAAAAATGTAAATGTAGAATCATTTGATGGATATGATTTGGTTTTGTTAGGTGATATTCACGTTCCCAATCAATCCTTAAATTCAGAAGGTACAATTAAGTATTGTGGTTCTACAATCATGCAAAATCATTCGGAAGCAAAATATCCAGAACATGGTATTTTAGTATGGGATGTTGATTCTAAGAAATCTGAGTTTGTTCCAATTCATAACGATTATGGGTACGTTACAATTGATGTAGAGGGTGGAAAGATAGTTGGTAACCCAACCATACCAAATAAACCTCGTATGAGGGTTAGAGTAAAGGATACACCCCAATCTGAATTAAAGAAAGTTCTTGCAAAAATAAGAGTTGGTAGAAAAGTACAAGAGGTATCAATCCAAAAAGTAATTACTGATAAAAAAGATTATAGTGGTGGTTCAAATATTATACTTCAAAATGTAAGAGATGTTGGATTCCAAAATAAACTTATTGAAGATTTCCTATCAGAGAGATATGTTGTTGGTGAGGAACATTTGGATGTTATCAGAGGTATCAATAATGATATTAATACTAAATTAGGTACATCTGTTGGTATGAAGAACATTATATGGAAGCCTAAAACGTTTGAGTTTTCAAATATGTTCTCATATGGTCCATCTAATATTATAGATTTTTCACAAATGAAAGGGGCGTATGGTGTATTTGCACCCAACGCAAGTGGTAAATCATCATTGTGGGATGCTCTATCGTTTTGTATATATGATAAATGTTCTCGTACCTCAAAAGCAGCTGATGTACTCAACTATTCAAAATCTCAATTTAATTGTAAGTTTAACTTTGAGATTAATGGTGTTGATTATTATATTGAGAGGATTGGTAAAAAATCACCTAAGAGGGGTACTGTTAAAGTAGATGTAAACTTCTATCGAATCAATGAAGATGGTTCAACCGAATCCCTAAATGGTGAAGAACGTAGAGATACAAACTCAATCATCAGACAGTATGTAGGTTCTTATGATGATTTCATTCTAACTGCAATGTCAAACCAATCAAATAGTGGTGGGTTTATTGAAAAATCCCAAAAGGAGAGAAAAGAACTTCTCGCACAATTCTTAGATATGGATGTGTTTGAGCAGTTGTATCAAGTTGCAAATGAAGAAATCAAAGAACTAAGTGCATTACTTAAAGATTATAAAAATCAAAACTTTACTGAGAAGTTATCAGATGCAGAAGAAAGTTTAATTGAAAATAAAAAGAAGGTAACTGAAACACAAACCCTATTGGATGAATACAAAGAACGTAGGATTAAGGTTGGACTCCGTATTGAAGAATTATTGGGTAAATTAATTTCAGTAGATTCATCTGTAACTGATACTGATAATCTTATAAAATTAAAAGAAGAGTTAGAAGAAAGTGCAAACACAAAGGCAACTGAATGTAATGAGTATGTAGACACTTTAGTTGATTTAGAATCTAAACTAAAAAAATCCCAATCAGAATTTAATAGATATGATTTAGTTGATTTGAAAGAAAAGCACTTAAAATATGAATCATACTCAAAGATGATGGTTGATATCCAATCACAAATAGATGATTTGGATAGAGAGATTGAACATAAGAAAAAACACTTAGATGGGATTGGTTCTCTTACTTTTGATGATGGATGTGACCATTGTGTAAAAAATAAGAATACACCATTCGCACAACAGGCACAATCATTGGAAAGGGAAATAAAAGAATCCTCACTTATAAGATTGACACGTTCTGGTGAATACGATGAAGCATCTATGAACAAAGCAAAATATGATGTTACATCAATACTAGCAGAAATTCAAACCTTAAAATCTAAAATAGATAATTACACTAACCAAATAGAAAAGGTTGAATTACAAACAAAATCTTGTAACTTAGAACTCACCGAACTTCAAAACAGAATTGATAAGGTAGATTCTGATATTCAAAAATCAATTGAGCAAAAAGTATCAGTAGAGCATAATACAAAGGTACAAAAAGAAATTGATAAATACAAAGAAAATCTAAAAGAAATTGAAGATTTAATATATGATACAAATGATATTTTGATTGATGTAAGTGGTGAAGTTAAGATAGCAGAAAATACAATTAAAACTGTAAATGATTCTATCAACCGATTGGAAGATATGGAAACAAAGTATGAGGGATATGAGTATTATCTACAATGTGTAAAGAGAGATGGGATTCCATATGAACTAATATCAGATGTGTTACCAAAATTAGAGGTAGAAATTAACAACATACTACAACCACTTGTAGATTTCCAAATTCTACTAAATACTGATGGTAAAAATATAAATTCATATATCGCATATGGTGAAGATGAATATTGGCCATTAGAATTAACAAGTGGTATGGAAAAGTTTATTTCATCAGTTGCGATTAGAACTGCACTCACAAATGTATCAAACCTACCCCGTCCAAACTTTATCGCAATTGATGAGGGATTTGGTTCATTGGATAGTGATAACTTTAATTCATTATATTTATTATTTGATTACCTTAAAAACCAATTTGATTTCTTAGTAACTATATCACACATTGATAAGACAAGAGATATGGTTGACCAAATTATAGATATTACAAAGGTAGGTGGATTTTCATCTATTAGATATTTATAATAATAAAGAATGTATGGAGTGTAGATGTCTTTAATATTTAAAAAAGCAGCAAGAGAAAATTTATCGAATGTTTCGGTGTATATTGATGATACAACGAACACATCGCCAAAATACTTTAGAGTATCTGATGTTCCTCAAGTTTTACAAAAAGGTAAGAACCTATTAAGGATATCAGCACACCCTACTAATTTGGTAGAAGGTTCACAAATTCTTGTGGATGTAAGGGATTCTAATGGAAATGCAATATACTTTGAAATACCCGATTATTTAGAAGCAGATAAGAGTAGGGTAATTTCAATTTGGATTTATAACGATAAAGGTGATGATAATACTGCAAATGGCGATGCAGTAATTACATTAGTTGGTATATCAAAAGTTGGTAACAATGGAGAGCCAATACCTGAGAGATTCAGAGGTAAACCTAATGTTAGATGGCAGACTACTGTAAATGTAGATAGAGATAGAAAAAATACATCATCTGTAATTTTTAAATCAAACACATTACCTTCAGTTGCAATTTCTGAAAGTATTGAGGCATATCAAAACCAACCTCAAAGTGGTAATGAGTTATTACTCCAATCTCAAACCGGAAATGGTGCCCGATATTTATTTAGAGGTACTACACCAATTGTACAACTTACAGATGGTTCTCAATTCAATGAAGAAATGTTGGGGTACTCATTCGTACTATCAAATTACGAAACTCCCGCAGAACCAATATCAAAATATCCAAATCCAAATAGTGATACATTTTATAGTTCATCTATATCTCAAGTATTAGATGTAACTACGGCTGTTTTAAAAACCCCATATACAACTTCATTTGCAGATAGAGAAGAGTTACTACACACTTACAATAATATTGAATCTGCGAATTATAGTATTCAATACTTTCAAACGGGTTCTAATATAGTTACTGAAAATCAACGTTCATTTGCTAACTTAACATTAACAAATGTAAATCCAATTGCAGGTGTAGTTGATAAAGTAAAAGTATTAATTAAATCAGATGGGTTACCAGGTGAATACGAATTACTAAATGAGGTAACTGTACCATATAGTTCATCATTTAGTGTAAAAGTACCAATCCCATCGGAAAACCTACAAGACCCAAAATTATTAAAAATACAATATCTAAACTCTATTGGTGAAATATCAAGAACTGAAACTATTACAAGTCCATTTGTATTTCAAGGTGGTAACTTCTACTTTGGTGGTGGGGATAACCTTATAACAGGTTCTATCTTTATATCAAACGCAATTGGTAGTGGTATTGAAGTGGGTGGTGCAAGTAGTGGATTCATACGTTCAGTTGGATTTGAAGGACAAACTTCCGCATCGTTAGGTAAAGGGCCAGGTGGTTTTATTATTTATAGTGGTTCTAATGCATTAAGAGTTGGAGATGATTACCTACAAGGTGTAGGTTTACAGATGATTGGTGATAACGATGATAGGCATTTCATATTTACAACACATGATGGTGGTTTATTAGATGTTAAAACTGATAAGTTTTTTATTGGTACAACTGATTCACAATTTATTAGTGGTTCTGATGGTAATATAGAAATTAGTTCATCGTTATTTCATTTAGACCCAGTAAATGATTTATTAGTAATTGGGGCAGATGCAGTTATTAACGCAGATTTAAGTGTTAATAATTTAAGAACACCTGCTATAATTAACGGGTCTCCATCAACAAGAACAAATTCATCATCTTCTATTGATTCGGATGGTTTTGCTAGATTTGTATCAGCATCCATTGGTGGTTGGGACATAACAACCGCCTCAATAGAAGGTGGAAACCTTTTAATGAAACCTGAGGGTATTCTACAAACAAGAGATTTTACAACAGGTGTAAAGGGTTGGAAGATTTCTTCAGAAGGTAATGGTATTGCTGAATTCGAAAATGTTCGAATCAGAGGTACAATGAGAACCACAACATTCGAAAAAGAATCTGTAAACGCAGTTGGTGGTCAATTATGGGTTGCTAATTCAACAACAATTACAGGTTCAGTTTTAACTACTGATGCAACAATGTCTGTTAAAAACGTAAAAGGATTTGAAAGTGGTGAAATCCTAATTGCAAAAAAAGTAGATGGTACTGGATTTCAAACAGAATACATTTTAGTAAATTCATCATCAGTTGATGGTAATCAAAGTAATGAAGATGAAAATTATGGTAGAATTTATGTAACAAGAGGATATGGTTCAGGTTCATCTGGTGATTTTGTTGGGGATGTTGCATCAGCATCACAATTGTATGAGGATGGACAAGTTGTAGTATCTACTGGAAAAGTTGGGACGGGATATATAAAATTAAACGCAAACCCATCTGATACCGCAACACCATTTATGGATATAGTAGAACGAACAGGTTCTGATATTTACGATGTAACTCTTGCTGCGAGACTTGGTGATTTAAGTGGATTGGCCGGAAGTGATTATGTATTTGGAAGTTCAACACCAGGATATGGATTAGCAACAAACAATGTATTCTTACAAGGTGGTATCAAAGCTACTTTTGGTGAAATTGGTGGGTTTGGTATAAATGAAACGACAATATCATCATCAAACTCATTACTGATTTTAAGTTCATCTGGCCAAATATTTGCAGAATCAGGTAGAATCGCATCCTTTATAATCTCATCATCTAAATTTGATGCATTACGATTGGTGGAAGAATTTACTCCAATTAGTGAACGCAGTGGTAGTACTCGGGGCGCCGAAATTCCATTATATGTTGATAGTAGAGCAACCATCAACATAACAGGCGTTACCTCATCAAATATGGGTATAGAAAGTGTAGTAGATACAACTATAACATTAGATAGTGTTAATGTATTTGCACAAAATTCTGATTTTGAAATATTCTATACAGAATCACTACAATACAATTCAGCAGCTAATCAATCAGTAGCAGTTAGTGCGAAATTTCAATCATCATCTATATCAGTAGCATATCCAACAGCATCTATTGCCGCATATTCATCATCAATAGTTAATGGTCAATTTGCCTTTGATTCTGAATTCCAAAACTTTGATGTTTTGAGTGAATTCTTATCAACGGTAGAGGGTGTAGATGCACTTGCATTCGAGTTACCTGATAACCCTGCTTATAATATTAACCCAACATCAGATTTCTTTGGAATATCACTATTTACAGATGTCAGAGGAGTTCCATTGGATGATAGAGTTGGGCTTTTTCCAAATGGACTGGATTTAGATGGATTCGTAGATATCAATATAGATGATTTATCACAATTAACAGGTTCATTATCATCAACTACAGTATCTTCTTCTGATGTTAACCTATCTATACAGGATTGGTCGCCAGTAGATTCACAAGAATTTACGCTCGCAACTAATTATGAATCATTCGTACCAATCGTAGGATTTGCACGTAATACAAATTCTACATCACCCGAAACTGATTTTATAAATGCATATTGGACTGCATCAGCATTTACATATTCACCAAACCCACAATATATTTGGGTTTCAAGTGGTTCGGTTAATTTAAGTGAGTTAGATGGAAATGGAGATGGTACTGGCTTCCACACTTTCTTTTTAACTGCATCATATACCGCTGTTACAGATGACCCAAATGCCTATTTGCTTGCACCAACGAAATCAACAACAGTTTATAGTGGAAATTCAATAACGGTATCACAATTCAATACAATAACTGGTTCATCTTTTGTGTATATTCAACAGATAGCAGAATTTGGTGGTGTTTCTCCAAACACTTGGTCAGAATACTTAACAAAAGGATTGGTCAATGCATTTGGGGAAGGGCTTAGATACTCAGGTACAGCTGAACTTTTGGGAATTACATCAGAATTCGCATTCTCTAGTACTGGTGAAATTACTCCACAAAACTATACTAATAATGAAGCATCAGTATACGCTGCATTATTAAAACCTGGATGGTTTGTAAATCCAGATGTAATTAGTATATTAAATGGTATTGATACTACAACAGGTTCACTTGCAGGTTGGTTTGAAATAGAAACATCTGGTAGTTTAACAACGTGGAATACAAGTCCAGGCTCATTAGATATTCCATCTTGGCAGGGTGGTAGTAGGGGATTACCACTAAAACTTAGACATACGTTTGCAATAACAGAAACCACATCTTCATCTGAATTAGAAATCATAAATGGTATATGGCCATTGGATATTGCAGAATCAGGTTCTATTGAAGTTGGAACACCAGAATTTCCTTTAAACCAAGCTTTAGGATTAGTTGTAGATAGAGGCGGTGACCCAGTAAATGTAACTCAACGATTAGATAACATACGAGTTCAAACCGATTTAACCGCTGCTGAATTAGCATCTCTTTATCCTGATGATGAGACATTTAATACTATATCTTTTAATAAATTCGCAGTTGATTATGAATCAACAAACACATACAACTCTACCACACAAGGTGGTAAAATCTCTATGGGGTATCAATCGGGCTCATTTGTAGAAAAAGTAACATTCTCTATAAGTGGTAGTGGTGAGATAAGTTCATCTAAATTCTTTGTAGATGAATCGGGTAACATTACAGGTTCTCAGGTAAACTTTTCGGGTGGTACTATTTCAGGTTCTGATTTAAATATTAACGCAAATCAATTTGATTTTGGAGCAGCCGGTGGGTTTATATCAGGTTCTAATGGTTCATTAATTATTAGTTCTTCGTTATTCTCATTAACTGATACTACATTAGAAGTTAAAGGAGATTTAAGAGCTAGTAGTGGTTTTATACAAGATACTTACTTAGGTGGTAAAATTGTAGAATTAGGAGTACAAAACCCAGTTGTACCATCAATTAGATACCAATTACCATTCATTGAAACATATTCAACATCATCAACGGATGTAAGATTAACATCCTTAACTGGTTCTTCTAAAACATCATTTCAAGGTTCACATGGTAAGTGGTCATTATCTTCGGTTTTCCAATCTACACCACAAATGTTGGTTACAGGTTCTGCGTTAGATGGTGTGGGATATCCTGCTGAATTTAAAAGTTGGTATGATATAAGTGGTGTTAGTAAAGATTATAAATTTATAAATGATTTTACTCAACAAGACGTTGCTAACGCAAGTTCATCTTTATCACCAACCCTAATAGGAAATCAATTAGTATTTAATAAGGAAAATACATTTAGAACAGGTTCAAATGTATACAAAACATTAACATCGGAGTTTATACATATTTCAGAATCATTCGCAGGTTCTGAATATAAGAACGCACATTTACAATTTGCCGTAAGGGGAACTACTCACCCACATAGTGGTGGATTTACTGGATTCTTCCCACAATATAAAATTGATATAATTTCAGGTTCAACCACATACTACACAAAAGTGTATAAAGATGAAAACGCAACTGAAAAAAGTTGGACTGTATTTGATATTCCGATATCCGATATTTTAGAAATAGAAGCAACAAACAATTCCAATAAATCAATTGAAAATTCATTTAAAGTTAGAATTGGAATGTTGTATAGTGGTTCAAATGCAACTGGTACTGTTGGTAGTGGTGTAAATGGATTGGGTTGGGCATTAACTGAAATGAGAATGGTTGAACCCGCAAGAGTTGCTGCTATTGATACACAAACACTTCACTTTAAAGATACTTACTTAACATGGGATGGTAAAGAGGTAACCGCACATAAAGGACACTTTGCACCAATTATTACATCATCGTTATTTGAATCTGTATCAGGTTCAAGATATACATTGGGTAGGCCAAAACAAAGATGGCAAACCGCATATCTTAAAAATTCAGTAGATACACTCTCAGATAGAAACCTAAAAAAGAATATAGAAATTTCTCCATTAGGTTTAGGATTTATAGAATCTTTGAAACCAGTTAAGTATGATTTCAAAGATGATAATACAACTCACTATGGATTGATTGCACAGGAAGTATCACAATCTCTTGCTGAGTTTGATGTACATATAGATGATTTTGGTGGTTATAATGGAAACGAAGGATATTTATCATTGAAATATGAAGAGTTCATATCACCAATGATTAAAGCAATTCAAGACCAACAACAAATAATAAAAGATTTACAAAGTAGAATTGAAACCTTAGAAAGTGGTTCTACTAATTAAAGGATATTTATCATTATGGGGAATCTAATAAAAGAGTGGGTTAAGGGAATCTTAACTGAAGATATAAAAAAAGAGGTAGTTGTTTACGCAGGTAGATTTCAACCATTTCATAAGGGGCATTATGGTACATACCAACACTTAGTAAAAAAGTTTGGTAAAGATAATGTTTACATTGGAACATCTAATAAAACTGATAACATCAAATCACCTTTTAAATTCAAAGAAAAGAAAATGATTATGATGAAGATGTTTGGTATCCCATCGAGCAAAATCGTTGAAATTAAAAACCCATATGCACCTAAAGAAATTATTGGTAAGTTCGATAATAAAACAACTGCCTTCGTAACTGTTGTTGGCGAGAAAGATAGATACAGATTAAAAGGTAAATACTTTGAACCATACCATCCAGATAGAATCGATAAGGGATATGAGGATAAGGGATATGTTTATGTAGCACCATCAAGTGGTGGTGGTATGAGTGGAACTGAAGCAAGAAAACTTTTATCACAAGGTTCTGAATCCGATAAAATCAATGGATTCAAAAAAGTGTATGATGGTAAGTTTGATTCTAAAATCTTCACATTGATTACAACACGATTAACAAAGATATTTGGAAAGGTGGAGGCGTTTTTATCTACATTTGATATGAACGATGTTATCATAGAAGCAAGTATGTATTATGCGGATGCCGGAGAACCTGAAACTGGATATCTCCCTGGTGGATACAAACGGAAATTGGGAACTGATTCTGGAAAACCTGAACCCTGGTTTAATAGAGGTGGTTATGAGCAATTACATTTTCCAGAGGCGGATTACATTTACTCAAAAGATTCAATTAATTCGGATAAAGCAGCATTCTCAGTTGTCAAAAAAGTAGAACCCAACAAAGCATTAAAAGAACCAATTGAAACTGATGATTACGTTACATCTGGTGTTGGTTCTAAGGGTGAGGAATTGAACAAGATTGATGAAGCATCCGCTACACCAGCTAGTGGAAAGAGTGTGGTTGATGATGGGCCGGGATTTACATATGGTAATTCAAAAACATATAAGAAAATTGGTAATGATGCAGCAGAGGCATTAGGGTGGCAAGTTGTGGATTATATTTTAGGAAACGATGATGATTCAATCTTCGCAGATGGTGCAAGAAGTATAGATGATAAGTATCCAGTATCGTACTTCCCATCTGGTAAAGCAGGTTTGGATGCACAATCACAAAGATATACCGATTTAAGAGGTAATGCGGCATATAAAGCATGGGCTGATAAAATCAAAGGTGTTGCTACAATCGTAGGATATAAGTTGGTTGACTTCTTAGATGCCGAGCAGGGTATTGAAGATACTAAAGATGCACCTGTAAAAGAACCTAAGTTTAACTTTACACAAGATGTAGAAACTGAACCTATGAGGGAGGGTTTGATTATGGAAGGTGGTGCATATGGTCATATGAATCACCCATTTGATATTGAAATGAATTTAACTTTTGGTGATTTAAAAACCATTATATCAAACGCATTAAATGGTAACTTAGAATTCGCAAGAGAAAAAACCGATGGTCAAGCATTAGCAATTAGTTGGAGAGATGATAAAGGTTTAATAGCAGCAAGAAATAAAGGACACCTCAAAAATAGTGGTGAAAACGCATTAGATATTAGTGGAGTTGCATCTAAGTTTCAAGGTAGAGGTGGTTTAACCGATGCATACAATTTTGCTATGAAAGATTTAACATCAGCGATTAAATCACTATCAAAAGCACAAAGAGATAAGATATTCAAACAAGGTTCATCGTTTATGAACTTAGAAGTTATCTACCCAACTTCAGTTAATGTAGTACCTTATGGTCAACCATTATTGGTATTCCACGGAACTATGGATTATAATGAAGATGGTGAAGCAATTGGTGCAGATACATCAACTGCAAGAACATTGGCAGGTATGATTAAACAAATCAACAAAGATGTGCAAGATAATTACACAATTCAAGGACCACCTGTAACTCAATTACCAAAGAATAAAAACCTTTCATCAATGCAGGGTAAGTTTAATTCACAATTGAATAAACTTCAAAAAGAATTTAAACTAAAAGATTCAGATGGTGTTGCGAATTATCATCAGGCTTGGTGGGAAAATTGGGTTGATAAAAACTCACCATCATCATTGGATAACAAAACTAAAATGGGGTTGGTAAAAAGATGGGCATTCTTAGATAAATCATTCAGATTAGATAATAAAAACATCAAAGATTCCAAAGTATTAGATTGGGCAAAGAAAACCGATAAACAAGACCAGGCAAAAATATCAAAAGATAATCTTCGTAAGTTTGAAGATATTTTCTTAGGTGTTGGTGCAGAGGTACTTTCATTTATGAGTTCAGTATTAGTAGTGAATCCAAATAAAGCATTGAGAGATATGCAGAAGGAATTGGATAACACAGTAAAAGCCGTTAAGAAATCGGGTGATGTAGCTAAGATTGCAAAATTAAGAATGGAATTGGAAAGATTGGCTGCAGTAGGTGGTAAAGATAAGATTGTACCAAATGAAGGAATCGTATTTGTTTACAAAGGAAACACTTATAAGTTGACTGGGGCATTCGCATCATTAAACCAAATATTAGGTTTAATGTATTTTTAAATATATTTAGATATTTATATACAAAATAAAGTTATGGCAAAATTAAAGAACATCAAAGCAGTTAGTGAAATGTTAGAGGGTAAACACAAAACCCAAACTAAAAAGACGGTTGCGTTTGATACAAAAGAAGTTGTAAGAAGAGAAGTTGGAGAAGTTTGGACTGATGATAAAGGTCAACGATGGGAACAACGTAAAGGTTACAAAGTAAAGGTTGGGAAACTCGCCAAACTAAGAGAAGAGTTAAAAGGATTTCCAAATTGTAAAAAAGATGTTTGTACTTGTACAGACCCTGGTTCTGCTGATTTAAAGATGAAGGCATATCATGGTATGTGTTTAGATTGTGTTACTGATATGGAGCATGATTTAAAATTAAAAGGGGAGTACGAAGAATACGAACGTACAAAACTTTTAAATAATGCTGAGTCTTGGTTGAAACAGGCTGAAATAGAAAAAGAAGTTCTAAAAACAACAATCAAAGCATCATTCATTAATGAGGATGGTTCTATTGAAGAATGGGATGGTTTATCTGAAGATGAAATCACTGCTAAGATTGATGATGGTTTTGAGAAGTTTAAAACAAACTTCATTGATAAACTAAAGGGAGAACAAAATGAAGAAAGTAATTAACTGGATTTCAGGATTATTAAAAGATGAAAAGGGTACACCTTCATCAAAAAGATTTATTGGTATCATTGCAGGGTTATCATTATGTGTAACTTTATTCGCAAACCAATTTACTGAAGAACACATTGCACCTTCACCCGTTTTAATCAACGCAGTTGCAGCTCTTGCATTTGGAGCATTAGGATTAGCATCAGTTGATAAGATTTGGGGTAAGAAAGAAGAAGAAAATAAATGAATCTAAGAGAGTACATTCAGAACGTATATGAAACCTACACTAAAGATGGCGTAGAAGAATCACTTGCGTTAGAGTATGTAAAATCTGATATGTACGAACATCTGATTCAAAAGAATATGATGACTGAAGATTTAAGAAAATGGTTCGGTAAAGGAAAGACTGGTACTGCAAGTGGTGGTGGTTGGGATAGATATGGTTCGGATGGTCAGAAGTTAGGTAAGTGTGGTGATGGTGAAGAAGGTGGTGCATATGCTGCTTGTTTATCGAAAGAGAAAGCCAACAAATTAGGACCAAAAGGTAGAGCCACATTTGTAAGAAGAAAACGTGCAGCACAAAAGAAAGCCGGTGATTCTAAAAAAGGTGGAAATCGTAATAAAGGTAAAACACCAACAAACAGTAAAACTGGAGCATAATAATGAAAGTAAATATCAAAGCAGGTAGTGAGAAATATAACGTAGATTTTAACATCACTCCCCAAATAAAAAATAAAGGTTTAGTTGCAATGGCTAAATCATCTAAGGATTTAGATAAATTACAAAGTGCTATTGCTGCGCGAGCAGGTGGTGATGAATTGATTGATTATATCATTCTAAAAGTATTGGAGAGTAAATTAAAATTACCAATGGAAATTGATAGAACTTATAATGGTGCTGGATATGGGTTTGTTTTAGATTTTTATTCTATTTCTAAAAAATTAAAGTAAGGTAATACTATGAAATTAAATGAATGGGTAAATAACTACATTAAAGAGGTAACTCACTCACATGAGTATGAAGATATGAGTCAAATGGGTGAAGATGAAAATGACCCACAAGAAATTTCAGTAGGAAATTATCAAACAAAATATTTCCACGTTTGTCCAGGTGCATCAAAACTATATGGTGATATAGAATCTAAAGGTGTTGATATGGATATGGCTGAAAGAAGTGCAAGATTACAAGATGCACTTTACTTTGTAGAAGAACATATCCAAAGAGATGGATATAAACCAGAAAGAGATTATGTAATGGTTGCTAAAAACATCGCTAAGAACATTATGAAGATGGCTAAACTGATGGGATTAGAAAAAGAACATGATTACATACAAGGACACGTTGATACGATTGAGAAAGTAGTAAAAGAAAAGGGTTTGGAAGAAAGAGTAATGAAACTTACTGAAGAGAATGTTCCAACTAATCCATCTAAATGGTCTTACTACAAATCACAGGCAAAGAAGAAGTTCGATGTATACCCATCAGCATATGCAAATGCTTGGGCAGCAAAACAATACAAAGCAGCAGGTGGTGGTTGGAGAACTAAAAAAAGTGAAGCAACGTCTACGGAAGAAGATGAATTTCATAAGAAGTTAGATAAGTTAGTACATTCTACATTTGGCAAAAGTTCAGATGAAAAAAAGAATGAAGGTATGGTTGAACCACGTAGAGGGCACAAGTACTATCAGCTAATCAAAGATGCACCTGTAAAATATATTGAATCACAATCAAACCCAACTGGTGCTACTGGTGTTTTACTTCATAATAAAGATGGTTACCTTAAAGGTAAGAAGGGTGCATATGTTATTGATTACTATGGTGAACATTTTTACGTTGATTTGAAATCAAAATTCGCTACATCAATCTATGAACTAAGAGACCAGAGAGAGTTAGTAAAATACATACAACCCGTCGGAATGGCACCTGAATACAATGACTGGAAGAAATATGTGAGAGAATCAGTAAACGAAGGTAGAGTTGAAAAAGAAGTATTACAAAAAATATCTAAATTTGAAAGTTTATTAGGATATATTACAAATGATGACCAATACAAACCATTAGTTTCTAAAGTAAAAAAAGAAATTGATAAGTTAAAAAAACAAATTAAGAAAAATGAATCAGTAAACGAAGCAAAAGATATGACATTTGTTGATTATCTTAAAGTGTTAGATGATAAGTTTTTAGATGCTATGAAAGCTGTTCGTGGAGATAATGGAAGTGATGCTCAAATTAAACCAACAAGAGGTGATATACTACAAAACTTCACCCTATTCAGAAATTACTTATCTGCTTTAACTAAGAAATATAAAGGTGATAAGACTAAACTTAGATTTCTAACAGAACGAACTAATAGATTAAATGAAATAATAAAATCAGTAAACGAAGCACAAAAAGTTAATCCTACCTCTAAGAAGTTTCTAAAAGGAATGAAAAAGATTAAGGTTAATGGTCTTGGTGGTTATATGCCAGGTGTTAATTATGTATATGTTGATGGTGATAAGTATTACTTTGTAGATTTCGAAGGTGACCACATGGAACTTAAAAATACAAATACAATCAAACAATTACATAAACTACATGGTAAGTCATTAGGTGAATCAGTAAACGAAGGTAAGGATAAAGTATTTGTAGTAATGTACAAAGTTAAAAAAGACTTACCTAATAGAAATGTAAAACCTTCTTCGGCTGCATATACAAAAGAAGTTGATGCTAAGAAATTCTTAAAATCAGTTGAGAAAGATGGTGGTAAGGGAATGGTTGTAAAATCTAACAAACCCGTTGGTGTAAAGGTGAATGAAGGTATTGAACCACAAATCAAAAAGATTGCATACTACACAGGTACAAGACCCGAAGCAGTTGAGGATTTCGTTTCTAAACATGGATTAAATATTACTAAACTTCTTAAATTTGTTGAAAAGGGTAAACTTCCAGAAAGAATGGCAATTGTATCAGCATTAGCAGGTAGACCAGGAAATCCAGTTCAAAAGAAAATAATCAAACAATTTTCAGAATCAATAAATGAAGATTATTATAAATCTGCATCGGATGCAGCAGATGCTGCAAGAAAGTACGCTGAGAAAAAAGGTTTTGAAATTGATGAAGATGATTGGCAAACTCAAATCGCAATGGGTGGTAAACACAATCGTTTAAGACCAGGTGTTGGTAAAACACATTCATTCTCAGTTGGATTAACAAAGAATGGCAAACCACAAAGAAAAGCATTAAACATTTCATTATATGGAATGGATAGTGGTAAATTCGAATTAACATCATATATTAACTAAGGAATCATATTATGAAAATCAACGAAGGTATAATGTACAATGTGGATAATAAAATCGCATTACACAAAAACCCATACAGATATGGTTCTACAAAATTCTTTGAGTACTATAACGATTTAAGAGCATTAAAATTAGAAGTAGTTTCAGAAGATTTAGATATGTTTCTAAGTTCTGATATCGGTAAGGTTGGTGTATACGAAGGTAACGATGTACTTTTAGATTTTCCAATGTTAGTAGAGGCAGAATATCAGGGTAAGAAAGTTGAACTATCAAAACCAATGAGAAACAATAGTGGTGGTGGTAAGTTCAAAGTATATGTAAAAGACCCAAAGAGTGGAAACATTCGTAAGATTACATTTGGTGCAGATAGTGGTGGTGGTAAATTGGCTGTTAAGTTAAAAGACCCGAAAGCAAAAGCAGCTTTCAAAGCAAGACACAAATGTGAACAAACCAAAGATAAAACAACTGCATCATATTGGAGTTGTAGATTACCTCGTTACGCAAAATCATTAGGTTTAAGTGGTGGTGGACAGTGGTGGTAATCCATACAACGAAGTAAGTAAAGGAAACAATACTTACATTAGAGAATTCTCAGTAGATACCGATTCATCAGAATTGGTTTGGCACAGAGATAAAGAAGATAGAGAAGTTACAATCTTAGAAGGTAAGGGTTGGAAGTTTCAATACGATGATGAACTACCATTCGAATTAAAAGAGGGTGATACAATCAGTATCAAAAAGTTAGAGTATCACAGAATCATAAAAGGTGATACAAATCTAAAAATACGTTTATTAAAAAAAGTTTAATATTTATTCTAAACAGTTAAACTTAAAACAAGTATTATTATGAACACAATTTTAGTTATTTTGGCGATTGCGACAGTTTTAGCAATAGCAATCGTTATCTTACAAAAGACAGGTAAGATTAAAGATGAAGATGGTGATTTAATTCCTGATGTTGTTGAGGACAAAGTAGAGGAAGTTAAATCAGAAACCAAACGTAGAGTTAAGAGAGTAAAAGAAGAACTCAAAGACGTTAAAAAATCTGCAAAAGATTTAAAAGAACAAATTGTTGATGTTGCAGAAGCAGCAGGGGGTTCTAAACGAAAGGGTAGAAAGTCAACCAAACCAACAAAGAGTTCTTTAAGAGTAATGAAAAAAGATGAGTTACTTAAATTAGCTAAGAAAGATTTTAAAGTTGAGTTAGATTCTAACTTAACAAAAACAAACTTAGTAAATAAGGTGTACGGATTGTATCACAAAAAATAAATGAATAAATACTTCGGCGATATTAGAAATGTAATAATCTTAGTATTGATAATTGTTATCTTACTAATGAGACAGTGTAGTGGTAGTGGTGAAGTAACACCAACTGAACCAACTATTGTTACAAAAACCGAAGTAAAATATGATACAATTACAAAGGAGATTCCAAAGTATATTCCAAAAGTAGTTACAAGAATAGTTAAAGAGGTTGATACAGTAAATGTACTACAACCGATTGATACACTATCTATACTTGAAGATTATTTCGCAACATATGTTTATGAAGATGTACAGAATTTAGATTCGTTAAATTTACGAATTACTGATAGTGTATCTCAGAATAAAATTATGGCAAGAAACATTCAATACGATTTAATATACCCAACAGTAACCGTTACCGAAACCAAATATATTAATCCAAGAGAATTTTATATTGGTTTCGGTTTAAATGGTACACAAAATCAATTTAATTATGTTGGTGGTCAACTCCTTTATAGAACAAGAAAAAAACAAGCATTCGGACTGGGAGTTGGTATCAATGAAAATTTACAACCAATACTATCTACTCAGTTCCTATGGAAATTGGGTAAGTAGTATATGGGGCAGAGTATAAAAGAACTTATTAGAGAAGAGTACGTTAAATGTGCTCAAAACCCAGTTTACTTTTTTAAAAAGTATTGTTACATCCAACATCCTAAAAGGGGAAAGATTCTATTTGATTTGTATCCTTTTCAAGAAGATGTAATGGATGAGTTCAATGAACATCGATTCAATGTAATCCTTAAATCCCGTCAGTTAGGTATCTCAACATTATCCGCAGGTTATTCATTATGGATGATGTTATTCCACGAAGATAAAAACATTTTGGTAATCGCAACCAAACAAGAGGTAGCTAAAAACTTAGTTACCAAAGTTAGGTATATGCATGAGAACCTACCAAGTTGGTTAAGAGGTGATACCGTAGAAGATAACAAACTATCACTTAGGTTAGGTAATGGCTCAACAATCAAAGCAACATCAGCAAGTGGTGATGCGGGTCGTTCCGAAGCACTATCAATGTTGATTATTGATGAGGCTGCGTTTATCAAAGGTATTGATTCAATTTGGGCATCTGCACAATCAACACTTTCGACTGGTGGTAAAGCAATTGTACTATCAACTCCAAATGGGGTTGGTAACTTCTTTCATAAGACATGGTTAAAGGGTGAAGGGGGTGATGGTTGGAATCCAATCAAACTCCATTGGACAGTTCATCCAGAACGAAACAAAAAGTGGAGAGCAGAACAAACTCAACTATTGGGTGAAAAGATGGCAGCACAAGAATGTGATTGTGATTTCATTTCATCTGGTTATACAGTTGTTGATGGGCAACTTCTACAATGGTATGAAGAAACTCATGTACAAGAGCCGGTTGAGAAAAGAGGGTTTGATGGAAACTATTGGATTTGGCAACAACCAAACTACGCAAAAGATTACATTGTGGTAGCGGATGTTGCGAGGGGAGATGGTGCTGATTATTCGGCATTTCACGTTATTGATGTAGAATCGGTTGAACAGGTTGCAGAATACAGAGGTAAGATTGAAACCAAACATTATGGTAATATGTTGGTAAATGTTGCAACCGAATGGAACGATGCATTATTAGTAATTGAAAACGCAAATATTGGATGGGCAGTAATCCAAGAAGCAATTGATAGAAATTATTCAAACTTATATTATTCCTACAAAGAGTTTGGATATGTAGATGATGATATTCATTTACAAAAAGGATATGATTTAAAAGATAAATCTCAGATGGTGCCTGGTTTCTCAATGACAAGTAGAACCAGACCATTGGTGATATCTAAGTTAGATACCTATATGAGAGAAAGAGTTCCTATTATTCGTTCTAAAAGGTTGATAGATGAATTGTTTGTATTCATTTGGAATGGTAGTAGAGCAGAAGCACAACAGGGTTACAATGATGACTTGGTAATTTCCTTCTCAACATCTCTATGGGTAAGAGATACCGCATTAAAATTAAGGCAACAGGGTATCGAACTCAATAAAAGAGCATTATCATTAACTTCTAAAAACACAGGTGTATTCAGAACGAATCAATCAAAAGGAAAAGATTCGTGGAAGGTAAAAACTGGTAGAGGTGATGAAGATATAACTTGGTTATTGTAAATCTATTTTTTATCATATTTATAGTTTGTAGGGATATTGTAATAAAGAACAAAAATTATGGCAGATAAATCATTATTTAGTAGACTCCAACGATTATTCTCAACTCAAGTAGTTGTAAGAAAGGTCGGTAAAAATAAATTAAAGGTAGTCGATTCATCCCGCTTACAAGGTGATGGTAATCGTAGAGGTTCAGCGTACTACGATAGATATGGTAGATTGCATGGTTCAAATTCACGAAAGAATTGGCAAACCTACAATGAACGATTTAATTATCATTCAAACAAATTAGAACTATATACTGATTATGAAGCAATGGATAAAGATTCCATTATTTCATCAGTATTAGATATCTACTCAGATGAGTGTACACTTAAAAACGATATGGGTGATGTACTCAGAATCAACTCATCAGATGAGAAACTAAAGAAAACACTTCACAACTTATTTTATGATGTATTGAACATTGAGTTCAACCTTTGGTCTTGGGTTAGAGGTATGAACAAATATGGTGATTACTATTTGTATTTAGATATTGATGATGAGTTGGGAATTGTAAACGCATCACCATTATCAGCATACGAAACGAGAAGAGAAGAAGGTTACGATATGGATAACCCATACTCAGTACGTTTCGAAGTTGAAGAACAAAACACAAACGCAATCTCACAAAGAAACAACACTAAGTTTTTAGAATCATTCCAAGTAGCTCACTTTAGATTACTTACAGATACAAACTTCCTACCTTATGGTCGTTCACTATTAGAAGGTGCCAGAAAGACTTGGAAACAATTAATTCTTATGGAAGATGCTATGATGATTCATAGAATTATGAGAGCACCTGAAAAGAGAATCTTTAAGATTGATATTGGTAATATTCCACCTGCAGAGGTTGATACATATATGCAGAACATCATCGACCAGATGAAGAAAGTTCCTTATGTTGATGAAACAACAGGTGAGTACAACCTAAAGTTCAATCTTCAAAATATGTTGGAAGATTACTATCTGCCTGTTAGAGGTGGACAGAGTGGTACTGAGATTGATTCTCTTAGTGGTATGGAGTTCGGTGGTATTGATGATATTGAATACCTAAAGAACAGAATGATGGCAGCACTCAAAGTTCCAAAAGCATTTATTGGATACGAAGAAGGTGTTGAAGGTAAAGCAACTCTTGCACAAGAAGATATCAGATTCGCACGGTCAGTTGAGAGAATCCAAAAGATTGTTCTTTCAGAATTAACTAAGATTGCAGTTGTACACTTATATGCACAGGGTTATGAGAATGAGGATTTAGTAAACTTCGAATTAGAACTTACCACACCATCTATTATTTACGAACAAGAGAAAGCAAACCTTTGGTCTGAAAAAGTATCTTTAGTTAGAGATATGAAAGACCTTAAAATGTTATCTCAAGAGTGGATGTATAAAAACGTATTCAATATGAGTGAAGATGAGTGGAAGATGGAACAATACAGAGTTATCAACGATTTGAAACTTGGATTTAGACACGAACAGATTGAATCAGAAGGTAATGACCCTGCTAAGACTGGTGAATCATTTGGTACTCCACATGATTTAGCTGCGTTATCACAACAAAGTGGTGATGATGGTGGTGAAGGTGGTTCTCCTTTTGGTGAAAATGAAGGTGGTTCACCTGAAGGTGGATATGAAGGTGCAGGTAGACCCAAAGAAACTGGTACATATGGTAAAGATAAATCACCATTTGGTAGAGACCCATTAGGTAATAAAGGAATTGATGTAAAATCAGATTCAATACGGCATTCTTACAACGCAAATGAAGTATTGAATAAAGAGGTAACTAATTCTATGTTATCAAATATGAAAAAGAAAGTAAAGAGTAAGAAAATAATCATAGAATCTTTAAAAATCGATGATGATAGAGTGGAATCATCATTATTAGATGAGAAAAACATATTGAATTCTGATAATTAAGATATTTATAACTAAATATATAGGTTACTCTACCAAAAATAGAAGGAACTAATGAAAAACATTAAGCATAGTAAGTACAAAAACACAGGTATTCTATTCGAATTACTAGTACGCCAGATTGCGACAGATACTTTGAATAACAAAGATTCAAAGGCAACAGCAATTATCAAAGAACACTTTGGTAAAAAGACGGAATTGGCTAAAGAATTAAAGTTGTACCAATCAGCAATTAAAGAATCGTTCAATTCAGAGTATAAAGCAGGTGAATTTTTAAACATTATCTTAAAGGAGAGGTCAAAACTTACCGAAACTGCTCTTAATAAACAAAAATACAACTTAATTAAGGATATTAAGAAGAATTTCGTATTAGAAGATTTTTTTAAGTATAGAGTTTCTAACTATAAAGAGAACGCATCCATCTATAAGTTGTTTGAGTACAAAAATTCAGATAACCCAAAACAATATGTTGAGTGTAAATCAACATTGATGGAACATTTGACAGGAAAATCACAAAATTCCGATAAAATTGTTACAACTATCAATGAAGATTACTCAAAACAACCTAAAGAGGTAAGATTATTGGCTTGGAAGATGTTGGTAGAAAATTTTAATAGCAAATATACAAACTTATCCAACAAACAACGTAATATTCTTAAAGAATACATCGAATCGGTTGATAATTCTGAAAAATTAAAGAATTTTGTTGTTAGAGAGACAAATGAACTTCAAAAATCACTTAAATCTATCAAAATTACTGATAAAGTAACTAAGATTAAGATAAATGAGGTAATTACCTTAGCATCTAAGTTAAAATCATCAAAAGTTATAACCGAATCACAAGTATTATCATTACTCAGATACTATGAGTTGTATGATGAGCTAAAGAGGGTGTTTAAATGAAAAGCTTCTTAAAAGAAATAGAAGATAAGTTTGATGAGTTAGAAGAAGCCAACGTAACTGCTAACTTAGATGGTGGTGAAGGCCCAATCAAAACTCCACATGCATTTGCTAAGAGTAAAGATGAGGATGATTTGGATGATGACCACATTGAGGTATTAGGGTATAAGAAATCTAAGGAGAAAAAAGTGAATACTAAGAAATTAGAAGCATTAGAACGTAAATTAGAGAATAAGATAAACGAAATCTCATATAAAGAGTTTAAGAAAGATGATTCAAGAAAACAACATCAGAAAATAAATGATTCAATCAAAGAAATCAATAGTATGATGTTTAAGTTAGAGAGAATTGTTAATCAAAACGCAAAACTAAAAACCGAAGCAGGTGTACACGCTGGACAGTATTGGGAATCTACACAAAAACGATTTGGAAAAATTTCTGAAAGAATGTTAAAGGTTGCAAGACAACTTAAAGAGTTAAGTGCATGAGTGTAAGTAAGAAACATAATAAAAAGGTGCTAAAAGAGGAACTTTCAAATAAGGATTTGGAAGATATTCGTCTACTTATTAGATATGAGGTTGCACAAATTATGTTTGACCTATATAAGAAACGTAAAGTGTGGGATAAGTAATGAGTAAATTATTAATTGATACTATACCATTTAAAATGAGTAAAACTCAAATCAACGAATCATTGAAAGAGAACAATGGTAGGTTGGTTGTTGAGGGTGTACTTCAACGTGCTGAGGCTGAAAACCAAAATGGTAGAATCTATCCTACTGAAATTCTCAGACGAGAAGTAAAAAAATATATGGGTAGAGAAGTAAAAGAAAATAGAGCGTTTGGTGAATTAGACCACCCAGAATCATCAGTTGTTGAATTAAAGAACACATCTCACATCGTAAGAAACGTATGGTGGGATGGTGATGATGTTATGGGAAAGGTGGAAATCTTAAAAACACCAGCAGGAAACATACTTAAAGAATTATTAGAAGCAGGATGTACGGTTGGTATCTCATCAAGAGGTATGGGTTCGGTAAAAGAATCTAATAATGGTAAGACAGTAACAGTAGAAGATGATTTTGATTTGATTTGTTGGGATTTTGTTTCCAATCCATCAACACATGGTGCATTTATGAGACCTGTAAACGAATCAGTTAGTAGAGGTACTACAAAATCATATAAAAAGATTAATACATTGGTAAGAGATATCATCTGCGAGATTGATGGTGTTTGTTCTATATAATAAGGTATTCAAATGAAAAAATTAAAAGATTTATTAAACGAATCAGTAGAAATTGGAAAAGTATATTCTAATCCTTACGCAAAATCATTTGTAAAGGAAGAGGAAGAAGAAAGACCACGAGCTGAAGAATTAACAACTGAACAAAAACAGGCTTTCTTAGAAGCAGTAAAGGGATATAAAGCATATGGTGAATCTGTTTACAGAAAAGAAGGATTGACCAAAGTGTATGAATCAATCAGAGGATTGGTTGAGGTTGCAAACAAAGTAACCCTTTCAGAAACTGGTGATTGGTTTGATGGTGTTACTGTTGGTAGACATATGAAGAGAATGAACGAATCATTCAAAGTATTTGAAAAAACTCTTAAAGAAGTATCAACACTACAACAAAGATTAGAATCATCGTATGATGAAATTGGTGAAGTTCTTGGTAAGTATTACGAAATCAATGAATCTGAAGATAAAGATATTGAAGAAGGAAATGAATTCGGAGCAGCAAGAGCAAAAGCAATCGCAAATGGTGATGATTCATTTGAAGTAGATGGTAAGAAATATCCAGTAAAAGATGTAGATAAAGATGATAAGGAGAA